ATTGTCACCGACTTCACGTTTGATCTCAAACTTATTTAGGTCTGTAGTTTTCATACGGTGAATTAATTCATCAGTTATTTGTTTGGCGTTCTGCATCTCGTTCCTCTTTGAATTTTTCAACATCTTCAACAGCACTTAATAGTGTATGAGCATAGTTAAATGCTTGTTGTTTACGCATAACTAGGGTAGACTCTGTATCGATATAGCCTTTAGTTAACAATGTCCAAATATGATGCCAGCGATCCTTGCTCCACCAATTGCTTCTTACAGTTGTATAAACAGTAACACTGACTTCGCCATGATCGTCAGCTTCTACCCATACATGATGATCGTGCTCAGAAGCACCACACTCACAGGCAACTCGGTAGACTTTACTCTTACCCCAGTCGTTAGTTTGCATAATACCTTCAGCTGGTACTTGTATTCTTAGGTCAGTCATTTAGAAGCATACTCCTGTTGCATTTTAATATTGTCAAAGAATTCTTTCTTTGTGCCAGCATCATTAGTAAACGCACCTTTGAGTACTGTGGTCTGTGTTAAACTACTCTTGGCCATAATACCGCGATTCTCACAGCAACCATGTGTAGCTTGAATATACACACCTAAATCCATGGCTCCTGTAGCTTTTTGGATTTCCCTAGCAATATCGTTACACAACTCTTCCTGGAGAGTCCCGCGACGAGCACACCACTGAGCAATACGAGTGTACTTAGACAAACCAATAAGTTTTTGTGCGGCGATGATGCCAATGTAAGCGACACCAGTAACGGGCTGATGATGATGACTGCACATAGAGCGGAGCTCACTACGTACCACCAACATACCTTCGTATCGATCCACCGAGTCGTTGGGAAATGCTGTTGCGTCTGGTGCTGGTTCATATCTGCCACTCATTATTTCGTTGAAATACATTTTAGCTAATCGCTTGGCTGTACCTTTGCTATTAGGATCATTTTCACGATCAATAAGCAAACAATCTAATACTTTTTCAAAAGCCTTAGTAGCTTCTTCGATTAAGACTTCTTTTTGTTCTTCGTCGACAAACTCGCTAATGTTGTCACCGGCCCAAAAACGTTTGCCTCGTCGTTTCATTTGAAAGCGGATAACATCTGCTAGATTACATTCTTTATAATTTTTGTCATCATCGCCTTGCTGTTCTGCGCCAGCAAGAATGTTTTCGTGTTCGTATATTCTGGATTCAGTCATTATTACTCCTATGTGTTATTATATAGGTTTATTTAGGTCGTTGTCAATTATTTTGTGCTCGAAGTTTACGGCATGCTTCTTTAACAGGTATAGGATAGTCAGGACTAATTTCCGAAATTGAACAATCATATTTTACAGTAATGGCAGGATGTACAGTTACATACCATGCTGTATAGATGCAGGCAGTTAATGCTATAATAAGGATTGTGATTACATCCCAATTTTGTCTGATAAAAGTATTTTGCATAAATGGTAATCTTTTTTTGATTTAAAACGAAAAAACATACAATTAGTATGGGGATGACTAGTATATCTATCACCGGGCAATCCAAACACTTCTACAATATCGGCACATAATTCATTCCACCAATATTCTTTTTGACCCTGCCAAGGTACTTTGATTTCCCAAAGGATATCAGTAACGTCCATTTAATTTTGCTTCTTTTAATTCATCTTGAAGATAATCAATGTAGCTAGTTAGTGCCATACGTGCATTTTCTGTATCGGCAGATCTCAAATCTTCTTCGACTTTTTTAATCTTATCTTCAATTTCTGAAACAGTTAACTCATTCATTTCTTTAACCTCGTAGCAAGACTGCCTCCAAATAATACATTGAAAGCTAACCAAGTTTGCCAAGTAAATGGGATATTTAATACTGGAAATAAAGTATTCAAACTCCAAATACCTACAAGGGGTCCAAATACAACTGCAATTACAATAAATGCAATACCAAATGTAAGTTTTATTAATGCTGAAGTCATAGTCATAACCAAAAATCCTCCCAAGGATAAACTAACCAGCAGTCTTCTTCTGCTTTGTTTACAGACCAAACATAATAGTCTGGGTCTTTGAATTCACTGCTGAGGTTGTGTGTTAAAACTGCAAAGCGAACTGTATCGCCCCAAACATATTGCCATTGGGTCTCACCGGGTAAACAACTAGATTGCCAATCTTTTTTAATCCAAGCGACAGTAGATCCTTGATCATTGATGTCATCAACAACAAGAATCCGTTTACCTTCATAAGCATCTTCGGCCATATTACAGTTACTAACACAATCTCCTCCGTCGCGTAGACTTACGTCTAACGATTTCATCGGAATACCGGTATACTGACTTAATAAATTAGCTGGCACAAGTCCACCGCGGGTTATACCTACAATATAGTCGGGACGCCAATAGTGTGCCGACATTTGGCGAGCGATATCTAATACCGCTCCTTCGACTTGTTGCCAAGTGTAGTGGATTTTTTTCATGCTGTTAGGCCACTTGCCAATGTTTGGCATTCTTCCTTAGTCATAAAGAAATTATATGTTTGTGAGTCAACAACTTCGCCATCTTTTAAATGTTGCTGTTCTAAATCAAGAGCAAACAAACCTTTTGGAGCAAGTACTTCGTGTTTCTTTAACACAAGTCGAAAACCTTCTTGTTCTTTGATAACTATTTCTTTGTAGGTATCTTTAATTGATTCGTGTAATTGTTCAACTTGCATCTTCATCTCCTTTAATTGCTTCAAATGTTCTATATTTGCCCAAAGCATTGATGTAGTCATCATATAACTTCTTTAGCTTTGGATGTTTACGTTCTAGTGTAACATCTCTTTCTGGAATTTGCAAGACTTTTTCAATTGTCTTTAGCCGTTCTTCCAGATCGCGGCCATTTATTACAAGATTACCTTTGACATCTAATGTAGGCGGGTTGGATTGACTGATTGTCAGTGCGGCATCATAAGGATTGGCAACACTAGTACCAGTAGTCCAGACAGTGTTAGTTCCAGTCGACGTTAAATAACCACCATTTGGTATAGTAGCTGTGCTGGTACCATTAGTATATACTGAAGTAGCAGTTGTATTAATTGTTGGGAAGTAGGCCATTCTTTCTATCACTTAAATATTTTTCAAAGTGGATCCATTTATTTTCTACAATAAATCCCCACTCGCGTTGGCGTTTGCCCACAAAGAACAATGTCCATGGAGTAACGCCTTCTTTTAATTCAATACGATGGAAGGTATGTGTGTTACCAAAACGGAAACTGCCGGGGCCACGCCATACTCTTACTTCACAGTTCTTTGTACCATCTTCGTTAAATTGAGCGATCCACTCATAGTAGCCGCCAGCAAGAATAATAGTAAAATAGTTCCAAGGATGATCATGAACATCATCTGGATCTGATTTTAAGAACTTGTGTAAAAATACGTTGTAAGGGAATGTTACACGTTCTTTGAATAGAACATAGTAACGTTCGAGATATGGTTCGTTCTCTGCACGATCCATAATGATGCGTTTACGGTCATGGCGTTCAAGCCAATTAAGGACGAGGTCTTTGATCTTCTGGAGTATCATAATGGTCTTTCACTAGTTGATAAGTTGTTTTAAATTTTTCAAATGCTATTTTTAATCCAGGATATTCATCGCACATTTTTTGTATTCTACTTATATCGGGCAATGTATCTACAAATTCTATAGGCATCTTATATTCGTAGCCTGCTGAACCTGTAAGAGTAATAGTAGGACCCGAACCGATAGTACCTGAAACAGCACCAGTACTACTAATGGTAAAAGCATTACCACTCGATATTCCTGCACCTGTATAGTAATAACTAGACCCTGTAGTACTATTAATAGTAATATTACTTAGGGCAGATATTTGATCAGACGTTAACGGTTGTATTTCTTGAGCTGTTATACCAACAGAATCACTTGACCAATTGAAGGAGTTTGTTAGCACTGAAGAAGTTGTCATGTAAGTCCTTTGTTTGTTTTCGAACAGTGGGAATCATGCGTGTATGATTGTCCATTAACTCTATAATCTTACGACACAGATCGGGACGATATACAGTATAAGCATTAAAATCTTCTGTCCATTTGCTTGGATATTTAAATCCTTCATAATACATTTCGCTGTAACTAAGTCTATCGGGTACTAGCGGAATAGCATCAACTACCGCACCTTCATAGCAACTAATGCCTAGTGTTTCTTGTAAGTTAGCACTAAACACCATCTTTGCTTCGCCTAACAAGTTATGATATTCATTTTTTGTTAGCTGTTGATCCTGACACACTACAAATTCATACTGCGGTAAATGCGTAGCTAAGTCTCTGAAAATCTCAACTTGCTTCTCGGGTGCGATGCGATGAGGGAAAAGAATTAGATTACGCTTGGGCATGTTCTTATACATGAGTAGTATATCTTCCATATACTCCATCGGCCACCCTGTTTGTTGCATCTTGGGAAATTTACTGTCTAATACTTCGGCTAAATCTTCTTCATACCAAGGATTTTCATTTTGAAATCCTCCGTTGAGTAATTCTCTAAAGAATAATTCCATATGAAATTTAGTAGCAAAGTAATTATGATCAAACGCATGATAAAAACTTTGTTCAGCGTGTCTAACCCAAGGTTTAGCACCGACTAGACGTCCTAAGAAATCTTGAGGATCATAACTGCCAGCATGCCATAGGCCGTGTGTTGTTACAGGAATTTGCAACAACTCACTCATATACTTTAAGTTTATGATACCAGGGTGCCAAGCATCAGTGAAGATGAAATGATCGCCAGGCTGAACTGATCCGGAGCAAAATAGACGCCCCATTTGTTCCACTTGTCGAGACTTATATATATTGGTGCCGCCAAAATTAAGAAAAGCACCAGGAGTAGTGGCTGTAGGAATATCCGTAGGCCCAGATATAATTTGAACATTGTGTCCTGCCTTTCGTAAGAGAGCAGGTACATGAGTCTTCCATTGACCCGTGTACCTAGTTTCAACAGCTTCTAAATCAATTAGAAATACGGTCATTATTGTATCTCGGATTTTTACCTAGATAAGGTTTACGTTCGCCTGTGAAAGGCTTCTTAGGACGACGTGTCTTGTCGAAGTTACGCCACTGCCAGCTTTCTCTGTTGTAGAGGTGAGCTTCGTTAAACTCGCAGAGTTCTGTACGGCACCAATCATGGAATGCCTCGAGATCATCAAATAATTTAACAATATCGGGACGTGTTTCGAAATAACTAAAGTCCTTGTAATTCTTAGCCATTATAGCTTTCCTTAATATTTAATAAATGAACCATTTTCTCCGTCTTCGGAGACCTCAATCCAAACCTCACGGCTTGGATACTTTTGTGAAATCATGTCATACAAATCGTCTGACATCATCTCGCAACTTTTATAATCCAGTTTTAGTATACTGTCTTTGTATAAATTTTCCAACCAGCGTTTGAACTGGATGAATTCGACATCACGGTCGTTGTGGGTAACTGAAAGCCAAACACGAAAATGGAATATATGACGATGAGGAGTAGCCAAAAACGATACATCATATTCATCTCCTGTTGCTAAGTTTGGATCAGTTGCGGCCGCTGGATAAGCATGGATGCCTTCTTTTTGGAAGGTGACCCAGATCATCTTGTTTGGTCGCCAGTCTTGACGTAGTGTACTTTGTGTCATATAGTTTCCTCAAAAAGGTTTTGATAATTTGAACGGGACATTCTTTCTATTGCTGGCATATCATCTTTACTTAATCTAAAGTAAAAACTATCGGATCTAGAATTACATTTTTCAAAATATCCCCAATGACCTTTGACATGTGTACAACTTAAGGCTGTGTTAGAAACAATTTGATCTTTTCCGTGAATAAATGCTTCTTTAAATTTTTGTTGAATATGTGGAACTGTAAAATCAAATAATTCAGCTTTGATAATTTTAAAATTTTCTGTAGTAACTCTTATCTGATATTGTAATTTTTGCCAAATGCTTGAATCTTCATATAATGTATTGGCAACTTTTGAAGGATGTATAGTTCCAATAGTATGAGGACTTGTAGCAGATACATCTCTAGTCTTAACTTCTACATAGTATGTAATATTAAATAAATTAAGTACTAACGTAAAATCGGCACCTTCTCCGGGTTGGATAGGAACGCCCATATTTCGTAGTATAAGTTCAACATGGCGACCAGCTTTTCCTCCTTGGTTAGTTGGAACTATAAGTCCGACTAATGGTTGACAAATCTGCTGTTCTATAAGTTGTCGAATTTGTGTATTCATAATGATGTGTCTTGTGTATACTGATCCCAGTGAGTATATTTGTCCATACTCATTAGATCATGTAGTTGATGTGTCCACACACCTGGATTTGTAGCACCCCAAGTGCGATCATCCAGTTTAAGTGTGGCGTTATAGTTGTGTTGATTAATGTAAGGTAACTTAACACTAATCATAGGTACGAATCTCGGATATTCACTGTATCCAGATTCAAGTACACCTTCAGAGTGACTGACATCAAAATCTAAAGTCACCCAGTAGTCTTTCTTTAAACATGGAATAATAACATTATCCCACGCTCGATATTCTTCGTGGCTAATTGCTTTAGGATTAAAACTTTGGCTAGTACCAAAATAGATATGCTTGATACGTTTAGATTCATCTAACATTGCTTGACTGTCATCGGCAATACGCAGGATATCTTCTACAGGTGGCGTGCCTACAACAAATAATGTAAACATGCCATGACAAATAGTATGCTCTACTTCATAACCTGTAAAGTAAACGACACCTTGTCGTTCTTCTGTGTTTAATCCCATTTGATATAACCTCTGCTGTAACCCTTCGGACGATTAACGCCGTCCGCAAACGCTTGTTGCCATTCTGTAGTACGATTGTAACATCTTGTCCAAAAAGAATCAACCTCTAAGTAGCCTTTTTCAATCCAATATTTTGCCATATGCATACAATCTATAAATTCTGGATTGCGTGGACTTGGTTTGATGGTAGTAACAGCCTTCCAAAGTTGAGCCTGTGCTTCTTGTTTGCTAACAGCCTTGCCAACTCCGTCGATAATGACCGCATTGTTATTTAGGTTAATCTGTGTACCTAGCTCATAGTTACCACTTAGATCGATAACAATATCATAGTTTTCAATAGTACTGGACAATAGTTTATCCTTCCATAGGGCTCGATTACTATGTCCTAGCACATCCACGTGGAAGATATAACCATTTAGCCGTAGTGTATGATAAGCTACCCAGGCAAGAAACCCACTGCCAATAATTAGTACTCTGTTATTTTCATTTCTGCCTTGCTTGTCCTGGAAATACGTCTTAGATTGATTAATAAGATTAATGCCACAAGCTACAGGTTCTAAAATGTAACGAGGATGTGCTTCGGGAATTTTAACATATTCATCTTCTTTAACATTGTAGTAGTCGGCATAGGCCGGTTCACCACGTGTAGCAACAAAGTCACCGATATTAACTGTTCGTACTTGAGAACCAATATTAGTCACTTGACCGATACCTTCGTGCCCTTGCATGTGCAATGGTAGTGGCCCGAAATCGCCCATCATCATGTCGATGTCACTGCGACAAACACCAGTCATAACTGCTTTAACTTCAATTTCGTTAAATGCTATATCGTTTTTGGCATAATCTACTTCTTTGAATACACCGTCGCCGACAGTTTGTAAACATTTAACCATCATAAAACTTCGATTTGTTTGTGTATCCATATATCTTGTTCTAGTTGTTTTTGCCAGAAGTTATCGTTATTTAGGTTTTCAACAGCATCTTTAATCATATTTAGGTAAGCATCTTCCGGACACCAACCTAAATCAAAACGTTCTACTGTGTTATCTTGCATTATAAACTCTATGGCACTATTTTCATAGTCCATACTTCGCCAATTAGCACTACAATGCCATTTATTACCAAAGTTTATATTACACTTGTCATCCACATCGTATGTGCCATTCGGATTAACAACGCCATACTCTGTACTATCTATGTCTTTTAGTTCCCACATCATCTGTGCGCCTCGACCATTTACTTGATCCTTGCGCCAATCAGGATTCATAGCAATATATAGACTTAGCAAGTGAGGCATTAAGTCTCGACTAACTCCGCCAAAAGCCAGTTTGCGTGTAGTAAACCAACTGCCGGGACTAGGTATACAGTTCTTACGTGTCCATTCGATATTTACGGACTTAGCTCGCCTTGCTGATTCTGATAATTCGGTAATATTACTACGCCACATATTGTTTTTAACCATCATAAAGCGTGTACTTGGAAATGTCTTAACTAAGGTATACCATATATTACTAGTGCTGACGCCAGGTTTTTCGATAAACACCATACTAGAACATTTAGCAACCTTAGTAGCAATATCAAAGTGTGTAAAATTAGGAGTACAAATATGTACTGTATCAAACATATGACATGCTACAATAGCCGCATCCACTGTTAAAAAGTCTGCACCTTTAGCAGGATCGCTATCTACAGTAACAATACCGTGACCAAGTTTACCTAATACGGTAGCATATAGATTGCCAATACCCATGCCTACAACAAGACTAGTTTTCATTTGTAAACTTCTTCCCTTCTTCCCAATACTTAATCATACGTTGTACATCTTCCATCCGTTCGGTTATAACTTCTGGAGCCGCACGTTCGATTTCTTTTAAATTATGATAGCTAGGATAATGACGCAAACACCAACGAGCTTGCTCACGTACTTCTTTTGGAATACGTGGAGTCTTTTGAGGATTCATTAAATCCTGTAAAAATTCTTCTGTTCGCTGTATACTTCTAAAGCGTTCATCAGGTAATGTCATGTACACTGGCCTCGAGTTCGTCAAGTTTGTCACTAACTTCTTCAGAAAAGTCTGGTTCATCTTCTAATTGTACACTCGTTGCGTCTACTTCGTCAAACAATTCGAAATATTTGGTAGTAGCATTAACTGTCTTTTTACCAGTATAGCCACGTGTTCCGGGAATAGCCATCCAAAATTTACTAAATTCATCAATAATAGCGTTGGCAGTATCTCGATCATCTGTAGCAAATATAGCTTCGATTACATCTTTAGCATAAAGCCTATCAAATTTTTCTTGTACCAGCATAGTCGGACACTTACCTGCATCATATTGACGATTGGCTTCCTGTACAGCATTGATATGCATCCAAACATTATGTCCCATCATGATAGCATAGGTAAAACTATCCCAACTAGTCTTGCCAATCTTACCAATTTTATTCATATCATTTGGACCATAGATACAAATTTCGTTAACTTTGACACCATCCATGATAGGGCTTGTGGTAAAACTATCAAAATGTCCGTCTTGTACTACTACGTCTTGGAAGAGTCTTGTGTCTTGAGCGTACTTTTTGTCATCAAGAGACGGCAACATGCGGTAGAGCCATTTTTCTCTATCGGTAATTTCTGTTTGGACATAGATTTGTCCATTTGCTGTTGCAAGGAACGGCGAGGCGCAATCAAAAGAGATGGTAAAGTTTTCATTATGATATTTCCTTATAGCACGTTGTATGTCGGTTAAAATTAATGCCCACTCTAACTTACTGGTGCCCAAGAAATGCATCCAGTCCTGATGTCCTTTTTCAAGAAGTCCATCAAAGCGTAACGCCACTAGACGTTTTAACGTCAAGTGAATATCGCACATATTTTGTCCGCCCATAGCCCAACCATTAAATGGTTTGTCATATTTCTTAGGATCGCAAAAGTCTTTCATTTGTTGATACCAGTCTTCTGCCTGTGCGTGATTTTCACCTTGTAATACATTTAAGAATTTACAAGCACCTGTGCGATGTTTAATGAAATATTCATTGTTATACTTGGTTGCCGCTACAGCCTGTTGATAACTTTCAATACCAGTGGCCGCACGTCCAACAGGACTACGTTCAACCCATGCAGGAATATCAAGTACCATGCCATAATCCATTAAGGCGTCCATCCAAGCAAGAACTTGTTCACGTTTCTTTTGTGCCGCATCTAACTGTGCTTGATACAATTTTGGATGATCAATTTTAGACATTTTAGGATTTCCATTCTTGTCTAATTTAGGATTACCTGTGGCATCTAGTTGTGGAACGAGCTCAACACCTTTTGCATTAACTTCTATCCATTTGGCCGCAACTTCTGGTCCAAGCGGATCTCGCCATTCACCGGCCCACACACCTTTACCAATTTGGAATCCGCCTGAATCTCCTAGTACCCAACTAGTACTACGATCTCTATTGCGAAACATATCTTCGCTTGGATCAGGTTTAGTCAAATCTAAATTAGCATGTCCAGCTGAGTACAAACAATGGTCAAAGTAAAATGCCGCTTTGGGATTTAGATAGTTCATTGCTTCAACCCCCATGGGTCCAAAGCTAGCAGGAATACGTGCAGGATCAACATAGTTGCCATACCGTTGTTTACCTATGTATGTACTAAAGAATCCCGACGTTGCCGGCAGGAAGTACGCATAATCATTCTGAGTAGCTGTTAAATTTTTATTCATTTTATCCAATGTTGTGCTAGAACCATAAGACTTAACCAAGCCCACATGGTATTAAAACCTACAAGTGTTGGCAATGCCTTTTTACGGCTGGCCCAAATAAGGGTTACACTGGTTAATAAGGTCAAATAATATAGTTCCCAAATTTGAATACCAAAAATTAATCCAGGAATAATAATAATTGCCTTAGCTAACCAGCTGATAAACTCGACTGTATTATAAGCAGTCCAATACTCTTTTGTAAACCACATCATATAGCAGTCACGCATATTGTGCCAACCGCTATGTGTATAGCTAATAACCATTAGTATTAGCCATACACCGCATGCTAGCAGTATTTGATCCTGTGTCATATTATTTGCTCTGTGCTGGTAAGATATAATTGTAAACTGCGATACCGCTATCTACTGTAATTTGTAATGCACCTGCATCTGCAATACGCATAGTCTTGTCACCTGATAGTGCCAAAATTGCTTGTACAGCGTTCACAGGCCATGCCCACATTTGTTTTAATTTACCAGTAACACCTGATTGGAATATAAAGCTACCTGCGTGTGTATTAGCATCGCCAAAATAAAATACTAAATTTCCATTTTCAGTTTTAACTTGAAATGTTTTTTCTTCTGTGTGGGCTGCCGCTTGATATTTTAATTTCTGAATACTGGCAACTGCTGGTTCAAATTCAACATCCCATGTAGTTCCTTTGAATTTAGCACTCTTTAATTTTTCGTTAATGATCTGTTCATTCATAAAACGATAATCATTTTCAAAGTCGCCTAATGCATTTTGAAAATGTAGTCCTGTTGGAATAATTTCGCCGTTACGGTCTTGTTTAACTACACTGATACCGGCACCTTCTTTATATTCTGGGCATTTTAAATGCAAATCTAGTTTATTAAGATCCGGCATACCAAATACGCCTTCCAACTGGTCGATTGGGTTATGTGTTTTTGCATCAACAATAACCGAACGATCTTCGGCAATCGATTCTATCTTAGTTTCTTTAGTAGTAGAACTAACTCTAACCAACGGCAAAAAGCCCAGGCTGTGTGTATGTGCTACTAGGTCTTGTAAAAAGTCTTTCATATGATTCTCCATGTTTGTTTATTATATAGGTTTTTGTGACTATGTCAATGTTTTTCTAACTCGTTTATTGTATTTTACTGCCGATTCTACCAATGTGTGAGATATTTGTACACTATCAGCATAATGTATAAATGCATTTGTATCCTTGGGGAAACAAGCACCACCAAATCCTCTACTGCCGTCGGAACCTGGAACTTGCATATGGCTACTACCCATACGCTCATCCAACTTTAACAGTTCAATAATTGTATTATAATCTGCACCATTTAATTGACACATATCATAAATTTGATTAAAGAACGCTACCTTGACACTTAGGAAACAATTAGTGGTATATTTCAACATACTTGCTTCTGTCAGTGTGCAATATTCAATTGTATTTAGGTTTTTAAGTGAACTAGTAAATAATTCACTCCAAATATTGTTGGGGTTAGCACCGCCTAAAATCATATATTCTTGATTAGCAAAGTCTTCGTTAGCACTTACCGCACGTAAAAATTCTGGACTATACGCAATACTATGTTTAGGAAAATCTGTTACAATCTTATTCAAATAGTCTGGACGTACGGTACATTTGATCAATACCGGCATAGATTCGGGAACTTGTTCCATTACACTATAGATTTGACTAACATCACAATCTCCTAATTGTGTACTAGGAGTACCAACACAAATAATAACCCCGTCTGCATCTGGGTAGTGTTTTATTTCTCCAGTTGTATATTTTGGATCGACAACGTGTATTATAGTTTCTTTCAATGAGTTGGCTACTGCTTTGCCAACAAATCCGTGACCCGCAATTATAATTTTTTTCATATTAAAACTCAAATAAACTATTAAAAGTATTTTTTTCTTCGGTACTATTTAGGTCCCACTTTAGTACACCAATTAAATTATCTAACTTATTGTCGATAATTGTTGCCTCCATTTCAGCATGATCAAAAGGTAAATCTTTGAACCACTGTGGTAATCTCAGTTCATCTACTGGATAAGCAACCGATGTATAACCTAACGGATTAGGTTTAAGTTTACAAACAATAACCTTAGCACCGTCTGTAATAGCCATGCTATACTTGTCGTCATACATACGTTTTAATGTATTCCAATTGATACTAGCACGGACATGCCCTGGCATATTGGTCTTACCTTGTTTCTTTTCTTTAGCACCATAATCAGTAATATTATTAGCACGTTTGGGACTACCTTTTTCCCATCCTGGACGAGCTTTGAAACGAATACGGAATTCACTAATATGATCCAGAACTTCTTGTTCAGGTTTACCCATCAATACCATTTCAAGAACATCGCTTAAGAAGTCTTGAATAAATTCTGGAGTATCACTACGTTTCAGATCCAACCCCATGGCTTTAATCTTTCCTGCTTTGCCATCTATGTCTGCACGTTTACCTTCTTTATCATAGTAAAGAACAGCATAGCGTTTCTTAGTAATAAAAAGGGCTTTACTGCCAACAATTTCACGACCGGCACGAATAACTTCTCCACGAGTCTTTGGACAATGAAAAGTATCTAACATAAATTGTGGAAATGTTTGATTAACTTCTTCCCCAATTTGATCGTATAATGAAATTACATTCTCTTTACTCCAAGGAATCAATCCCGCTTCGATGTCCTTCTGTAAAGTGCGATAAGCACTAAAATAACAACTATCAGTGTCACCATATATAATTGCCTTTCCTCTGTAATCATATTCGCCTGTGATAATCTCGTTTACTTTGGCCGCCATATGCCGGACAATCTGACGTCCTGTGAGTGTGGTCGATTGTCCAATTCGTTTATCAAAGAATCTACAACCGCTATTAAGAATAGCGCCATACAGACTGTTAAGATTAATCTTCTTAACAAGTTGTCGTTTGTCCCAGTATTCTTCTTCAACTTTGTTTCCAGCTTTAATTGCATCTTTTAATTTGGCCTGCATTTCCTTGCGTTCTGCATACCACCTTTTCAATAGCCCTGGAATTATACCTTCAATTTCATAGGTGAAGATAGTACCATTTGCCGAAAGCATCCAAGGCTGATTGCTTTCGTAAATTAATCTATATACTTCTGCCGCACTTAATACATCAACGTCGCCATTTTCCCAGTCAATTGTAATATCAGTACCAATTTCTTGATTCATTACAGCTTCGTATTCATCACTACCAAATTTACCTTCCCAACTAGCCGCAAATGATTTGCCTTTGGCCATTTGAAGTTCAATGTATTCTTCTGTTTTAGTTTGACGTAGTTGACCAATAATAGTTTCCGGTCCCATATTTAATGCACGAATAGCACTTGGATAAAGACTGTTAATGTCTAATGATCCAACCCAGTCCACAATACCTTCTTTAGGAACAGCAACATAAGCACCGGCAGCCGCAGTATCCTCACGTTCACTCATTTTTGTTCGATTAGGAACTTGCATACCTCTACGATGTGCTTCGTTAATAATAGCTTGTTCAGTTACAGCCACGGCACCCATTGTAGTTTGTAGCAATACTGTATTTTCATGTGCCAGTGTATTGGCTAAATCCATGAATTTTAATTTTTTATCTAAATCGTCAAGAAGTTTACAGTCATTGATGTTGTATTCAACGAATGTTTTAAAATCATTGTTGTATAATTGATCTAGTGTACCTTCATATTGTGTTTTACGTTTGCCTAGCTCATATTCTGCAATCGCATCAAGTCTATAACTGTGGCGTTCTTCATACGTATACTTGCGGTACAATTCGAGATAGTCTAAATGAACGCGACCAATATAGTCATAGGTTACACTATTTCGACCAAACTTTTCATATTCTCTACGTTTTGGAAATTGATCAAACAAACAAAAACGTCTTGTGTCTTCTTTACTCAATACTTTTGTCACGCGATTAGTTGTGTAAGGAATATCAAATCCTTCTGAGTTCCAACCGCTAATAACATCAGCATCTTTAATTAGATCCAAAAACATATCCAACAAATCTGCTTCGTTATCAAACAAGTATGTATTAGGAAAGTCTTTGACCATTTCTTTAGCTTCTTCCATCTCAAGACCCTTAGGAGGAATAGCCATACATACCATAGTTTCTAACCATTGTAGGTAGACAGCAATCGCAGTAATTGGCATGAATGCATCGTCTGGACTTGCATAACCACGTTCTGGATCAAAGTCTACCTCAATATCAAAAAATGCTACATTTAACTTTGGAGCATCTTGATTAATATAGTGTTCGCTTAGTGTAACAAAGATTGGATTAATGTCTGCTTCGTACATTTCCTTGCCACTATTGATGGCTTGTTCTTTGCGTAGTTCTTTTGTGTTTTTACAAATGATACGAGTGAGTTGCTCACCGTAAATTGAAGTATGTTTACCCTTAGGGTCTTTAACATAAAATGTATGGCGTACAGGAATATCTCTAAATACTCTTTTGCCATCTTTATTTCGCTCAACGATTTTTATAATATCGTTCTCGCGGTCAAACCATGCGTCTACATAAGACATAAATTTTTTTCTCCATGCAATTTAAGGCTTGCAAATACCCATGTGCGATTTGTTGGCTCGCTGGACCTTTATCTTGTGTTGAAAGCAATAACAGTTTTTGTCTGTTCACTTTTATTTGGTTTACTACAATGTAGCACTGACCCTGGAAAAGTTAATATATCGCCTTCGGTTACTTCTACTTCGAATTCTTCGTCAATAAATTTAAAAGTTGTTTTACTTGAGCCTTCTGGTAAATCTAAATAGTATACATTCGAATATAGACAATTAGCATGACTATGCCAACTGTGATAATCTCCTGTACGATATTGTTGAAACCAATAATCGATACAATCAATATTAAATGGTAATTTTAACATATTTTTAACTTGTCTACAATGCTCTTTGAGCAACGGACTCATTATATTAAAATATGTCGAATTTAATGATTGACCCCAGTCAGTATTTGAAATACGTTGTGGAATCAATCCATTCTCTTCAATAATACTATGTTCACCTAACTTACTAATTGATTCAAGCAAGTGTTCTTTAATTAGTTCGTGCTGATCTAGTTTAGTAATTAAAAATGCACTGGGCTGTTGTACTACTCGCATATTTAAATACGTTTTGTAATATCCAAAATTGCTTCAATTTCTTCCCAGTCTTCGTTATATTGTTGCCAATCGCCTTTATGAGCAATCTTGATAGCCTTGTTAATAACGCTAGGTTTAATTTGTAATTCTTCGGCAACTGCTTTAACAGTTTCTTTTAAGCCTTCTTGCAAATCTTCTACTTCACGTAATACAGTAGAACCCTCGCTAATTAGTCGTTCTAATTTTGCTTTTTCTTCTGCGCCATAATTTCTGCCTGCCATAGTTCTCTCCTTATATGCCTATTATAAAGTATTTATTGCTTAAGAGCAACACTTTTTTTATTTAAATTTTGGTCCGGTTAACCAAATAACTAAACTTTTTCTAATACCCTTTGTAACGGGTGTAACACGATGCATCATAAAACTTGGAAATAAAATCAAAGCACCTTTACGCATTTTTGGTCTTTCGGTTCTATTATCCCCACATGTATTAAATTCAAAATCTCCGCCTTCAAAATCGACTCCAGGTTCGTTTAATAATAATGTCATGGACAATTTTCTATTTTCATGCCAATCTTTCATCATTTCACCTAACGCCATGTCTATGTGAAAATCATATCTTCCATCTTTATCAGCTTCATAAGTTGAATATTGTATGAACTCGTAACCGTTTATGTCAAAATTGAAATATTTTTCATTCATATAATCCAGTGCATCGTTGAATCTTTCAAAGATCCAATAGTTATCTTTGTTAGGATGCATAAAATTTATATCACTCTTTCTTACGTTTCCTCGATCTATTCCTGGCATTAATCCTAATTTGGAAGTATGCTCTATAATTTGATCTAATTCTTTTAGCGTAAAAACAGTATCGTCCAACGCATAGGTTGGGAAATAGCGTAAACGTTGATATGTGTTATTGGAGATTTTCTTGTACATACACTAATTATCAGTGTATGAAAGAGACTAGATTATTTTCTGATTTCTTTTAAACCATGCTGTGCGTATAGATGATGTAGTTCTTCATCGCTTGCAAGTTCTAAATGACTTAAATCGTAACCGCCTTTTTTGCTCAATCGGCGCATCATACGATAACGTTTGGTTGGATGTAGTTTTGACTGAGCGTCTTCTAAATTAAGATGTCCGCCGCTTGGTGTAGCATCTTTTGCATCCATTACTCCTGGAGTTGCTCCCATAGGATCGAACCCTATTCTGTGATCTGAATTTTGATCTTCTTTAACTTTCTTCTTATGCTTCATAGCATTGCTTAGTTTTTTAGTACCTGTATCGGCTTTATTAAACTCTTTAGCAACACTAGATTTAATACCTAATTTTTTAGCAAACTCTGGATTATGTGCGGCAGCGGCCATAGTACGTGCTTGTTTTTCTGTAGTACTTTTTTCACTAATAACACTTTCGTTTGGTACACAGTTATTAACACGAACACCGCCTTTAATCTTGGTGCCTTCTTTGTGTTTGCCTGTCCAGCATTTAGCATCTAATCGTTGTTTAACTTCTGCTACATCCTGCTTTTTAGAACTAGCGGATTCTTTCATTAAAACACGTTCGGCAATATGGCTAGCGTACTGACGCATTAGTTGTTTCTTTTCTGTAACAGCTTCTAAATGTTGGTCTTCAACTTCTTTAAAATAAGATTTAAGAACAGTTGGTTTTGAAATAACAGTTTCTTTCGGTGCTTGATAGTGTTGCATCGCCATTTGTACCGGCAATGACACTTTATGAGGATTGGCACCTTCGTTTAAAACTGTGTTATTGTTAACTTCTTCTTTTAAAATTTTGACATCATTTTTGTCAATGATAGATAAAAATTTGTTTATACTTTCATCTGTACTTGTTGGAAAATATTTCTTTGCAATATCAGGATGACGACTTATAGCGGCCTTAGTATATTTTCCCATTACTCCATCGACTCCATCATGATTTGGTCCAAATGGACCTAGTTTTCCGCGTTCTCCCGCGGATATTAATTCTTTTTGTAACTGCATGATCTTAGGATCTGCCGGAGCAGTAGTACCGGTAGGTGATGCACTTTGATTAGGTTGCCCATTTTGATCTTTGGAAAATAATTTAGTTCCTGGTTTGATATAACGATTGCCACGTAGAGGATGTGCTTTCCCTAACGGGGCATCGTCCTCGCAACCCACTCCAGGATCATCCATTCCAATTCTATCAAGTTCAGTACTACCGCCCATTGCTAATACTTCACGTTCAGCGCCAGTATAAAGATTTTTAGGAATAGGAATCCATTCGCCATCGACAAGGAGCTCAGTTGGTATTGTGTTTAAAGTTGCATATCGTACATATCTAGAACCTTTTTTAACATGGTCCTTATTGTATGCATCTAGTTCCTGCCCAATTTTGTTCCAGTCTATTTTCATAGCCTTAGCAAGTTCTTGAGCTCGCATTGTACTATCTTGAGTACAATAACCGAATCCATGATACATTTGTTGCATGCCCCATTCGCCGGAACCGCCTTGAACTTGGCCGCCTCTTGCATCTACAGCATTTTTGTATTTAGGATCGTCGAGGTCGACGTATTCGCCTGAACGTTGATATGGGTCTTCGTTAACAATACGAAGAAATTTAGACATTTCATTAGCGCCTACTACAGGCTTGGTAGCAACTCCATCCATAGCCTGTAGGATACGCTTCATGTCCACGGGTATTACCCTTTAAGAATGTTTGTTAATTTACGGAAAGTATCAGCTTCGCGTGATTCGTTGATAATGTTTTCATTACGATTCAGACGACCTGTTAATTCACGCATACGATCTACTTCTGTAGATTCTTTAACAGTTTCTTTTTTACCAAATGGATGTCCTGCTTTAGCGGCGGCTTTTGCACGTGAACCCCAAACTTCATCTTTAGGAGATTCTACTTTGCCATCTCCATCGTAATCTTTGTCAGCTTTCTTTTCAATTGCTTTCTTTTCTTCGATATATGCAGTAGTTTCTTTGATGTTCTTCCACATAGCGGCAGCGGCAATCTTTTCACCTTTCTCACCACCACCAGCTTTCTTAGCTAGCTTATCAAAGTTCTTACCTGGTTTACCAATGTCTCCACCGGACTTAGCTTTCTTAACTGTAGCAGATTTCTTAGCGGCACTCAATCCAGCACTTGGTTTGCTTTCTTCAACTTTACCGTGAACTGGGCATTTAGCTTTACCTTTTTCTTCACAGCAACACTTAGCTTTAGCTTCTGACATTTTTTTCTTGTCAGCGGCAGCCTTCTTCATTGGCTCTTTTTTGTTACCGTCTTTGTCTAAATCTAAAAAGTCTGGCTTAGATTTTTTACCTTCTGGAACCATTTCACCATCTTCGCTATGATCGTTTACAATAGCTTTAACAGCGTTCTTTAATGTTTTATACTTGTTAATTTTTTCTGCATGATCTGGATGTGCTTTAGGAGGAGTTTTTGCAACTTGTCCTGAACCGCCACAATGCTCGCAATCTTCCATGCTTTCATCAATGCCATCATCACTGTCATCTTTAGCTTTGTAAATATGACGTGATCCAGGATATTTCTTTTCCCATTCTTTACCACGTTTGTTTTCTTCTTTATCCATATCACGACCAGCTTTCTTTTCAGCACTTGATTGACCTTTGGCTTTGCTTGCTGGCTCAGAGTGTGGCTCATCACTGAAACGATCTGGATTATGTTTGTGTTTTACTACACCTGGCTTTGAACGATCAATATCTCCACCAGTTGATGATTTTTCTTCACGCATTAACATTTTAACAGCTTGAGTTTTCTTTAATTCAGCAATCTTCATTTTTGCCTCCGATAGCATAGTTTCCATATGAGCACGTTGCTCATTGGTGATCTCAGCATCATTCAAATGTTTGCCGAATTCGTTTACTTTCATTTCATATTCTAAATAGTGATATACAGTAGCAATATAGTCTGCCGCTTTAGTAATCTTGGCTTCAACCCAGTTTTCTAATTCGTCATCATCGTGTAACTGTTTGAATAATTTGTGTGAATAGCTGGCTAATTTATATAAATCGGCCTTGGCCATTTTGCCCTGTTGCTGTTTGTCTTCAGGGGATAGTTCTAGATGATGCTCTTGACCACCGGCAGTATCGCCTGGCATTTCTGCCCCTGCTTCTGCTGTGCCCATTCCTGGGTTCAATTGATCTAAATCTGACATGTTATGTAACTCCGTTATCTTTATATATTTAGCGTCTTTTGATTATTGCTAACTTTTTACCTGTTTTGTTTTTCATGGTTTCCATAGGTGCGCCAAATAAACTTACACTATTTTGATCAAGGGCACTAACGCTTTTTACAGGTTTTTTATTAGCATTATTGGCGTAATTAGGGTTAGGAACACTGGCAATACTAGCACTACTTGTAGCACCTGCACTAGCTGATTCCGCTACACCATGTTTAGCATCTAACCCATAATTTGGATTGTGTCTTCGCTGACCTAATACTTGATGTATTGCTTGAAATTTACTGTTATATGGATACGGTTGTCCATTTGCCATTCTATCTTCTGGACTACGTCTAAATTTTTCTGCTAGGTCGTGAAGTTCTTCATTTGACAGATGTGAAAAAGGTTTAAGCCACTCTTCATATCTTCTTACGTTTGCTTCACCTTCTTTTTTTCCTAAGGTGACGCCGTGTTGGTAACCTTTTTCATAATGATCTGATGAAGGACCATATATAGAACTGGCACGTGGATTTCGATGACCTCGTTTACCATCATTTACGCCATCTTCATAAGGGCCTTCTAACAATTCTTTAATTTTCATTTTTTGATTCCTCTAAACCCATTACCTACTGCACGTTCTCCACCCATAAATTTAGGTAAACTAAACCATAGTTTGAACCATTCTTCAGTTCCAGGTTGTATATTTTGTTCACGTTCGATAATGCGTTTCTCTGTACCAGTTATACTGATGTTACTTCCGCCATAAGGTTGCAAGCCCTTAAATTCATTAATGCCTGCCAACTTCTTAAGACGTGCTAGTTCATCCATTACTTCAAGCTCGCTCTTAACATCCAGCTATGCTTTTTATGTGCATCTTGACGGTCGGCTAAGAAATTGCTTAATCCATGATCGCCATTTTGTTCTGCCATTTCAAAAGTAATACGGAAAATATTAGCCATTTTTTCGCTGTCTTGTAACAATTCGCTCAGCATCTCGTGAAATCCTGGAACATCATTTTCATCACGTACATTAGTTAACATACTAAACTTTTGTAAACTTCCTGGTGCATAAATTTGTAATGCACGTAAATGTTCTGCAAATGTGTCGATACTACCGTATACTTCTAAATAAATTCTTTCAAACAATGCATGTAGACTTTCAAACAATGGACCTTCTACGTTCCAATGAAAGTTGTGTGCTTTTAGATAAAAACTAAATTCACTGGCAAATGCTGTTTTAAGGGCTAAATGATATTTGTTATGTTCCATTATACACCGTATTTGTTTGGCTTGCGTTTAGCTACTGGACTTTTTTGGTTTACAGTCGACAATTCTAAACTTTCAGGAGTTGTTCGTAATTCAATGTCGTGACCGATACGTTTAATATCTTTGGTAATTTTAGCATGTTCTTGTTCTGAAAAAGGCATAAAGAATGGATGCTTACCAAAATTATCTTTTGAAGCCACGTTTCTTTCACCGCCGGCAATAGCTACTCCAATACGATACATGCTGTAGAAATCGCTAGGAATATCTTGAACACTAAATGCACCCGGCATAGCCGCTACGGCCTCTATAGGTACATCTCCTTTAGTACTACCATATTCGGTGTTGCTTTGACTTTGACTATGTGCTTCGTGTGGATCTAGACCAAAATCGCCTAATTTTTTCTTCATAGGAAAATCTTTAGCCACGTAGGGTTTGACAACCTGGGTTTGTTTGGCTTTTTTAGAAGCCTTGGCAGGAGAATCTGTTGGTTTTACAGATTGTTCAACTATGAATTCTTTCGCTCTCATTATACACCGTACTTGTTACGTTTTTTATTAGCCACAGGACTTGTTTTGTTGGTTGTGGGTAATTCATGACTACGCATGTCACTAAGCTGAACAATAGGACCAGCCATTACCATTTTAGCGGCATTTTTAATGATATCATATTCTTCATCAGCAAACACAGTTAACAAAGGATCCCCAGCCATAGGTCCTGCTGGCGGAGTTATTTGATGGTGTTCGTGATTGGCTTTACTGTGTGCGCCAGCCATAGCAATACCAAAACGATATCCAGAATAAGGATTACCGTTAGCTTTGTTAATACTGATGCCCGGCATACTCAATGCTCCACGAACTGCATCCATTTCGCTTTTGTCAAATTTCTTACCGTTAGCTGGAATATCGCCTTCGGACAACTGTTTTTTTATAAATTCGTTTGCTCGCATTTTTCTAATCCAATAATTTGCTTCTTTTATATTTAGCGGTTCTTGTTCTGGTGCAGGAATAGCAGGTTTCTGAACATGATGTGTATGTTTTGGTGTTGTAATTCCCATACCCTTACGTGTCAAATCCATTAGATGTTGAATCCATGCTCTGCCTAATTTGTTAACATCAAACCCTTTTTCCCATAACGCCAACTGTTGTTGCGGAGTAGCTTTTGGATCTTTAAGAATATTACGCAACTGAGTAAAGCTCATACCGGTTCCACGAGGTGTAGTTTCTAAACTAACTTTTACATGTTCGTACCCTTGAAACTTATTAACTGCCTTCATTAAAGCGGCTGGCATATTCAACCCTGCTTGATCTTCACCTACCATAATAATAATATTATCGTATCGTGGAGGCTTGCCCGGTAACGGATTAATTAATTCATGTTTAATTTTTTGAATTAGCGTACCGCCTTCGTGTGTTACTGTACTAATATTAGCGGCATAATTTGGATACATTTTATGCCATGTTTGAACTTTAACATTTGGTGGGATAGGATCGTTTTTGCCTTCAGCATTTCCAATAAACAAATAAGGATCACCTCCTACTTGTTGTGCTTTTTTAATAGTATAGTCAAATAATTGCTCATGCCCGATGTGGCCTACAAAGCTACCGATAGCAACTACAGCCGTTTTGTTAGAATTTTCACGAGGACGTTCGGTTCTTGCACTTGCCTTAGCCGCCATTTTGGCACTAATAACATCTCGCTGTTCTTGACTAGTAATTTTAATAGGACCCAGTCGACTATTAATGACAATACCTTCGTAGTCTTTACCTAGCAAATCTTTTCCAACAATGTTAGGATCATTAATAATAGCTTTTTCTAATTCAAGTTTAACTGGTGCTAGTTTTTCTTCAACTTCTTTTCTTAACTGTACACTGGCACGATCACGTTTACCATGCGTATCTGAAACGATGCGTTTAAGTTCGTCGATATTATCTAAAACATTGATAATTTCAGTTACGTCTAACGGTTTATTTTGTGTTAATGCGTTACTGATAAACATAATACTACCTTGTTGTCCAATGCTAGTAATAGTTTTAATAATCTTCGCCGCATCTGGTACATCTTCTCCAGTAGTTGCATCTGCTACACGGAATGGAACTAAGGCTAACTGTACACCTCTTGGTAATTTATTGTAATGGATACCAACAAATTTTAATTTGCCTTCTTCAGTTTCTGTAGCAAATGGTAAAAATAAAACTTCACAAGTTACTTGTTTATTCATAAGCAACTCTGGACCTGCGGCATCGTCGACTAGTTTAACTGCCTTGATCATTTCATTAAATAAATCGTCGAATTTTTTAGCACGACCTAGTATTTCTGGATCCTGTGTGCCCTTTGCCTGATGATATTTTAAAAAACCAGCTTCGTATCTAGGAGGAGTATTACTAGTACCCATGAAAGGTTTACCTTCCGAGTCTTTACCAAACCGCCCACCAAATCCATCTATTTTAACATTTAATGGAATATTTTTTAGTTGAAATTTACCATTGTCGTGTAATTCATCTACTAGATCTAAAAAGTCTATGGCTTTTAGATCTTTCATATGCGGCATATTTTTTCTAAGTTGAGCTTTGACTTCTGCTTCAAATATTTGTTCGGTTGAGTTTTTACGCCAATCTGGCCATGTACCGCCGGCAATAGCATCTTTTCTATGTCTACCGTATTGTATTTTTTTACCAGCTTGGTCTGGAGTACGCTGATAGCTCTTTTTAAATTTTTCTAAATCTAAAAATTCTCCCTCGTATTCTTTTGCCATGTCAACTGCTAATGATCTCATATTTGTTAGATTCAATTTTTCTAACATTTGATCAATAGCGGCAAATTTAATATCGGCATCACTTTTAGGATCATCACGCTCGATCATCTGACTGCCAGGTTCGAAACAAATTTCAAAGAAACGTTTTACTGTTTCGTGTTGTTCTTGTTTAGATAGATATTTGCCTATTAAGTCAACAGTACCTAAGAAACTCCATTGTAATTTTAAATCTTCTGGAGTAGGTTCTGCATTAGGATTATTTCGTAGAAATAGTTTTTTAAATTGACTATGTAGATGCTGATCGTATACACGAGTTTCTGGTTTTGCCACTTGCATTACTGGCAACTGTTGTTGCGGATTTTCTGGATGTGGTAATTCTTGCGGCTCGTCATTGTCTCCCACTACTGGACTGTATGGTTCACTTAGACCACCGCCTTGTTTACCTGATACCCCAAATGAATATTTTGAAAGATGATCGGGAGTTACTGTAGTTACTTTGGCTTTGCCTCGACCTTCCGATGATTTTAGATGTGCATGTACTTTAATTGAACCTGCTAATGCTCTATACAAATATTTGTGGAACACACCTTTAATATTGTTTGAAACATCGTTCCACTCTGAGCTATGGCTAAATTTAAACCAATCGTTAGGAACTCCGCCTTCATACTCGCCAAATTCAAAATCGATTTGTATTTTGATTGGAGGATTTGCAAATTGGAATAATGCGTTATACTGTTCATTACCACTACCAAATCCTAGCAATGTAGTGTCGCCGATCTGTTTGTTTGTATATTTTGTTAAGAATTCTTTAACTTGTGGTTCTAAATCTCTATTGCATTGTGTATCGATATCGCCCACACGTGGTTTATGTTTGGCAAATTCCTCATCACTAATACCTTCAGTGTTAAAGAAATGCAAACTACTACCGCTTAGGAATTCTTTGCTCTTTAGTAGGTTAGGTTCCCATAAATTTTTTCTAGTTTGTTTATGAAATGCTAGATTAATGTCATGCAATAACTTATTTAAAAGTCCAACCATGTACGTACGATTATGTACTGCTAAATCTATCTTGTCTGCATAGTGTACTGGTTCACCACTGTCTGCATCGCCAATGCTAAGGTTTCCGCCTTCGTTTAAAGCAGAGTGGTTACGATAAAATAATTCTCTAAGAAACACTATTAATCCTTGTATTTGCCATCAGCATGATGTGTACTGTGTTCATCATACAATTTTTCACAAACTTGACCTAGTGTATCTTCATCTAATTCATCTGGTAGTTCACGGATGGGAAATTTTTGAACGTATATTTTATAACATTCTTTGACAGCTTCTTTAAAGATTTCAGGCTTAGGATCTTTTTTATTTTCTCTGACATGAAGGAATCGATCCAATGCAGGATGAAAGAATCGACGATAGCAGTGATCGTCTTGTTCCATAAAGTGTGCTATATCATCAACTAAATCGTAGTTAATTTCACGCTCGCCACCTTCTTTAGCTTGTACATAATCGGCATCTTTAAAAAAATTACCTTCAAATAGTTCACGTATACGCATTTTTAAGCCCGTTTTAATAAATCAGCAGAAATCTCTGCGGTTAGAGTATTTATCGCTTTTGTAACGAGTTTATTTTTTAACAATGCGTTCGATTTTAGCTATACTACCACCTAAATGCATCTTAGCCAATAGCAAATTGTTATCTCCGGTGAGATAAAAATGCTTGCCTCCCCAAGTGCGTTCCTTTAATAGATCCTTTTTGCAACTTGGGGTTAGTTTTAATTTAGGGTTAGATTCCGCCCATGCAATAAATGAACTGTGTTCTTGAGTAGTTTTACCCAGGGTAATACGATAATCAAAATTCATCTTGGGCATTAAAATAGTATTTTCTTCTAGGGAACCAGCTGGTTCGCTAATGTACTTAACATTATTTTTATCAATCTTAGCTAGACGATCTATTAGTTTTTTATCATTAGTATATACACTAATCCAAGGACTTTCTACACGAACGTCAACATCTTGATGGTTTAGAAGTTCTAAAGCTATCTTAAGACCGTATTCTTTAGCATCTTGACGTTTGGGTGAGTCTAATTCTTTAATTCGCTGTATAGTTTCAGGCATGTCCCCCGAACGGAACCATGCAGAAACACTGCATACCAGTACAATTTTGTACTGGTATTTTCCTCTAAATAATTTTGTAGTGATTTTATACAGCATCTGGTATTTCAACTAAAGGAGTAGTAGAGTCTACAGTTAGCAAGGGTACTTTAGATTCTTTTGCTTTAGCAACAATCGCTAATTGATCATTATCGAGTGTAATAGTAGCCCAGCCACCATTCTTCAATTCTCCAAACAACATCATCTTAGCAAGATTGCGTTTGATCTCTTTATCGATTACTCGTTGTACTGGACGAGCACCCATCTTAGGATCAAATCCTTTAGTAATCAACCATTCAATTGCTTCTTTGTTGATTTTAATACGTACTGCTTTATCTTTAACCTGTTCTTTAAGTTCGTCAATAAACTTGTTAACAATCTTAACCATAGTATCTTTACCGAGTTTATTGAATGTAACAACACCGTCCAAACGATTACGGAACTCTGGAGTCAGGAACTTCTTCAAGTCTGCATCACTATAGTCTTTTTCTTGTTTACCAAACCCAATTGCGTTCTTTTCTGCAGAATTTGCGCCAGCATTAGTAGTAAGAATAAGGATAATGTTACGGCAATCTGCTTTCTTACCATTAGATCCGGTAATAAAGCCATTGTCCATTAGTTGCAACAGTACAGTCATCACATCTGGATGAGCCTTTTCAACTTCGTCTAGCAACAGAACAGCGTTAGGTGCTTCTTGAATTTGTGTAATCAACTGTCCAGCATCTTCTTCAAAGCCAACATATCCTGGTGGGCTACCAATTAACTTACTAATACTGTGTTTCTCTTGATATTCACTCATATCAAAACGCAATAGTTTAACACCCAAGTGTTTAGCAAGCGATTTAGCAGTTTCAGTTTTACCTGTTCCTGTAGGACCCATGAATACAAAGCTACCAACTGGTTTGTTTTCTGTCTTAAGACCAGCTTGTGCAACAATAATCTTGTCAACAATTTCTGTAAGAGCCATGTCTTGTCCATACACTTCTTTTTCAAGATTAGTTTGCAAACTAGCAATATTGCTAGACTCTGTTTCCATAATCTTTTCTTCAGGCATATTAACCAATTTACTTAATTCAAATTGAATTTCGCGTTCAGAAATAATACGATCTTCAACTAATTTTAAATTAAAACGACTACATGCCAAGTCAATCAAATCGATTGCCTTATCTGGTAATTTTTTGTCTGTTTGATATTTAACCGACAGTTTAATAGCGGCATTAAGTGCATCGTCTTTGATCTTTGTATTATGGAATTGTTCATAATACTTCTTAATACCTTTAAGAATTTGTAGTGTAACTTCTTGAGTAGGTTCATCAACTGTAATGCGTTGGAAACGACGCATTAATGCACGATCCTTTTCAAAGTGTTTACGATATTCTTCCCACGTAGTTGATGCTATAACCTTGATGTTGCCTTTGCTTAGAGCAGGTTTCATCATATTGGCAAGATCGTTGGCACTATTGCTAGCACTTCCAGCACCGCTAATCATGTGTGCTTCATCGATAAACAGCACAGTCTTGCCTTTCTTTGCTAGGCCTTTGAGTACTTGTTTAAAACGTTCTTCAAAGTCGCCACGATACTTACTACCAGCTAGCATAGCTGAAATATCTAAACTATAAACCTTGTATTCTTTTAAGAACTCAGGGACCGCACCATTTACGATATTATAGGCAAGCCCCTCTGCTATAGCAGTTTTGCCAACACCTGGATCTCCTACAAGGATTACGTTATTTTTACTACGACGACCTAAAGCCAGGGCAATGTTTTCTAGTTCATCGATACGACCAATTACTGGATCAATCTTTTTCTTAGTAACTTCTTCATTTAAATTAGTTGTAAATGCCGCTAGTGCTCTACTTGTACCTTCTTGTGGACCAGATTCTTCAAATTCTTCTTCGGAAGTATTTGTAAGATACTCTGCAAATTTATCTTTATCTATACCAGCTTGATGAATATAAAAATACGCCCAACTACGTTTTTCGCCTATCATAGCAAGGAACACATCAGTTGGTTCAATTTTTTGACGCCCATTAAATAATACCTGAGTGAACGCACGATTAAGTACACGTTCAACACTCTGAGTCTTTTTAGGTTTAATTACTACTTCATTCAGTACGATTTCTTTGCATTTATTATTCAAATAATCTTCTAAATTAATTTTAAGGGCATCAGGATTACTACCAAACCCTGTTATCGTAGTAGTAAACCCTTCATCGGATAACATCGCAAACAATAAATGTTCTATTGTTAGATATTCGTGATGTAGTTTCTTAGCAGTATCAATTGCTTTTTCAAAAACTGCTTGTAGGTTATCACTTGGTTCGACCATTACTGTTCCTTATCTTGTTTTGTCGTTTACGAGCCATTGCTAATTTCAATACACTAATGTTATCAGTGAAACATATACCGTTTAAATGATCCAATTCATGGAGGAAACATCTAGCAGTAATGCCTGATAATGTCATTGTACACTCTTGTGCATTTTTGTCAAGAAATGCAACGTCGATTTGTTGAGGACGGGGAATATCTAGAAATAAATCTGGAAAACTTAAACAACCTTCTTCAGCTATTTGTATTTCTTCGCTAGATTTGATTAATCTTGGATTAAACATTCCTAGCCTACGACCGTTATCTAACTTAATAACAAATACTCGCTTGAGTAAGCCAACTTGGTTTGCCGCCAACCCAATTCCATTGTTGGCAATCATTATGTCAATCATTTCATCTTCAAGTTGATCTGCGTTAGAATCTAACCCAAAGTCCCAATCTTCAGCACGTTGTTTTAATATGGGATCAGTTTCTTTGATTAATTTTAGCATCGATATCTTTTAATTGTTGAATAATTCCGGAGTCGGTTACAGGAGTTGGTTTAATTTTGATTACTGTAACAAATCTTCCTTTGTATCCATTATTTACATTTGGAAACCCGTGCCCGTTACTAGCAAATTCTGCACCATGTTCTATACCAGCTCTGATATCTAAATCTAATACAGTGCCTGATAAATTTTTTACATGTTTTCTGCAACCGATCATTGCTTCGATGGGAGTAATATCCACAGCATGGAATATATCATCCCCTCTACGTTCATAACCGGGTTCTGCTTGAACTAAAATTGTAACATTAAGATTACCGCGTGGTCCAGGCATACTGTCATCGCCCAGCCCTTGATATCGAATAGTGTCTCCATTATTAACGCCTGCTGGTACACTAATAACTACGTTTTGTTTCTTACCGCTAGGTAATTGATAGCTGGCTTCAAGTTGTTTGCCTGTATAACTATCTAAAAAACTAATTGTACATTGAATGTTTAAATCTCTATTACGCTGAGGTTGTCCACGGCGCATGTGTCCAAAAATATCCCCAAATGGGTGACCTTGCGGAAATTGTTGACCAAATATACCACCAAACGGATCGAACCCAGGTTGTCCTCCAAACGGATTGCCTGTATGAAAATGGAATTGTTGTCCGTTTCCAAACTGTCGTTGGTGGTCGTATTCGGCTTTCTTTTGAGCATCACTTAATGTATCATAAGCAACGCTGATATCTTTGAATTTGGCTTGATCTCCACCCTTGTCTGGATGATGTTTATTAGCCAAGCTTCGGTATGCTTTTTTAATTTCTTCTGGGCTAGCTGTTTCGCTAACACCTAATGTTTGGTAATAATCAGTCATGGTCGTAAAAAAGGCTCCAATTAATAATAGTAATTATACTATCTTAAACGGAGCCTGTCAAAGATTTGAATTACTTTTTCTTTTTCTTTTGAACTACTGTATCGGGTTTGGTACCTGCGATTTCTGTACCTTCTGCCTTTTTATGATGTTTAACTTCTTTTTTTGGTGCTGGCTTTTTAGTTTCTGCAAATGCAGGAGTACTAGCTAGTACACATGCCGAAATTACTAATGCTAATATTTTTTTCATTTTATTTTTCCTTATAGTGCTGGTTGCGAAAATGTTGGAATAACTTTCTTACCGCTTGCGTTTACTGCTGGTGTTACTGCTGTTACAGGAGTTGCTACTGGTGTTACTGCTGTTACAGGAGTTGCTACTGGTGTTACTGCTGGCACAGGAGTTGTTATTGGAGCAGGTGGAGTATATGTTGTTCCAACATTAGTTGGCATACTTAATCCGCCGTTGTTAGCACCGTTTAATTTTTCCTGTGTACGACCGTATGCACTTACACCAATAATGGCACCCATTGCGATATGGAATAAACCGGCGCCTTGAAGTGTTAATGGTTGCCATTGGCTATTAACTTGCCCATGGGACATGGCTTGTAATAAACTCCATAGGACTGGAAATCCTACAAAATCCATAGTACAGACTAGCATATACATCCAGCCCATCATTGGACGCCATTTACTGTTCATCCAATCTTCTTTTTTCTTTTCGCTCTGACTCATTGACATAGTCGCTCCTATTTGTTGTACTACTATTTATTTGACGCTATCGAATATTTTTTCCTGAGTATTATACCATTCAATCCATGCGTCTATTTTAATTTTGCATTCTTTATATTGTTCGTAATTATCACTGACTACTAAAATTAAATCGCTTAGTTTGCTTGTATTTGGATCGATTAATTTTAAATCTGGACACGCTACCTTCATATCAGCAGGTACATCTGGAAAATGTCTTTGAACAGGAACTGCTGTACTGCATCCTGCAAGTAAAACAATAATTGATAAAATTAGTAATCTTTTCATTTGATTACTCCTGCGGCATCATTAAGATCCTTAATTGCTTCTGGAGCAAGTTTACATTCTGCATCTATGGCCGAAGCATCGTGTACAATATGTTCTTTGACAACAACTTGTACATTGTGGATAACTTTAGTTTTTCCTTTTAATGCATCTTGTAATTGATTGTTGGCATCCTTACTTTGCTTTTCAGACACAGCTACTTTAGACTCGAGATCTGCTGTTTTTGCTTTCCACGCCATCTCGACATCGTAGCCGCCGCGTAACCATACACCTAAAATTACTAGTGCAATTCCAACAGGTTTTAATATTCTTACATATTTGCCGTAGAACGGAATAAATTTTCCAATCCAACTTGCAACCATACCTGTAAGTCCTACTGCAATTATAGCCCAGTAAATCCAGTTTAATATTGCATCAGGTATTAGACTCATCATCCATTGAAATTGCCACATATTATCCCTGTAATACTTGTTGTGCGTTAGCAGTATGTTGTTGACGTTCTTGTAGACCTAATGTACCGCCATTAATTTTCTTAGTTAATCCAAGTACATCAATTTGATCTGCTAGTGCATTTAAATTGTTTGCTTCCCAGAACCAGCAAGCTGATTGTACACAGCCTTCAAATGTTGTTAAAAATTCTGGAACTTCTTCTAGCGGAGTATCAATGCTTTCTGCAAAACGTTCGTAATTGCTTTTACCAGTCAATTGAATTAGTCCACGGCCGCAATATTTAAAACCGTCTCCTGATTCTTCAGGACCATTGCCCATACGTCCGCCATAAGCACGATTAGCAATCTTTTCTGGTTGGTGAGCATATTGATTTGCTATTTCCATTGTAGGAAAATAGTGTGGCCACACTTTCATAAGTGTTTCTGGACGATAGTTTAGATTTTCAACAATAGCTGTATAGCCTGCTGATTCTACCATGGTCTGGCCTAAGAAACAGGCTACACGCTCTGGTGTGTTGATATCGTAATCGGGCAATACTTTGCACAATGCTTCATACCAATGTTCGCTGTATGGGTTATTTCCAAGTATAGCTGTACACTTTGTTAAACTAAAATCAAATGTAAATCCGTCTGCCATCATTATTTCCTTTCAAGGGCTACAGCCCAGTTTGTATTTTCAAATATAAATGTCTTGCCAACTTTAACAATGTTATAGTTACCAATAACTTTAGTTAAAAACATAACTTCTGCCATGTCTTTGTTTTCTAATAAAATTGGACCTTTGATCATATTGTGAATTATATCTTTAGGTCCACTTTCTACAATATTAAATGTTACTTCACCACTGTACACTCTTTTGAATGTAATACTTTCATCTAAGACAACTATGTTGTCAGCATAACTACGTTTAAAAAATTCACTAAAATTATTTAGTTTGTTTTCTTGAGTAGCAATTTTGTAAGAATTTTTATCCTTAGGTACTATTGCACTTAAACTTTCGACGGTAGCAGGCTCGCTTTTAAAACTTTTGAAATATCTAAAACGCATGTCTTCCATGCCTGTTAATTTTTTAACACCTTCAATTAATTCAAAAATTTGTTCGCCAATATGTCTTGATCTTTCAATTTCAACATATACACGATATTTACCATCGTCTAATTCACCTGGAGTAACATCCGAATCCAAAACAAAGCTATAACCCATCTCAAAGAAATTTTCTAAATCTTTAGCAGGTTCCTCAGTGTCTACGGTAAAACTTAATACACAAATATCTTCATCATCACCGATTTTACTTTTATAACTGTCAATTTCAAAAACTTTTTTAACTAAGTTTCTCAGATCTCCAGCTCGCAAATTTTCATCTAATTTCATTGTGCTACTCCGCCTGGTGCTCCGCCTGGAGTTACCCCGCCTGGTGCGGCTCCTGGTGCGGCTCCTGGTGCCGGTGCTCCGCCTGGTGCTGGTGGAGGCATTCCACCACCTGGTGCTTGCGGTGCTGGTGCTGGCGCACTACCTTGATCGTTAGTTAACATATGGTCTTTATCTTTACCTTTCATCTTAAACATGTAGCCTTGATAAATTTCAAAAGCAATATGTTTAGGCATCTGTACTTCTACAATCCAAATAGGTTTACGATCTAGTTTACCTTTTTTACTTCCTGGACGTAGGTCCTGGGGACTTTTAATTTTGCGTGGTTCTAGCAAATGACTCTTTTGATATGTAACTTTACAACCTAATTCCATTAAACGCTTGCCAGCAGTCGGATTAGGCATCTTGTCTTTAGGCCACATAAAGCCGGCTGTAATCCAATGACGGTCCACTTTAGGGCCGTATGCTAATTCACCATCGATCCAGTTTTCATAGACGTATACGTCCATCTCTTCAAAAACACGTTCAAAGTCCTTCAAAACCGCAAGGCTAGAATTGTTTTCGTATAGTTCTTGTATGTTTTTAATAACATCTAATATGTCGTGGTGCATGTATTGATCCTAGAATTCTCTATACTTATTTAGCTGGTTCAAAATCATAACGTATTAGTTTACTTTTCTAGGAATACGTTAAATAATAGTGTAGGACCTCTGTAGTTATCAAAGGCGGTCACTACAAGTCCTACTTTAACAGTAAAGTAGGAGCAACTTAATGAGTAAACAACGAGTGAAAAAGCGTTTTACATCAGAAGTTAACATTATAGATTTTCCGCAGTATCTTCCCGCGAAAAAGCCGAGAGTGAGTCTTTACCCACGTAACTCTAATCAGGCCACATACGTCCAAAAACTCCAAGATGAAACTAAAAGTATAGTATTTGCTATCGGTCCTGCCGGTACAGGTAAAACTATGCTAGCGGTTCAGCATGGTATTAAGATGTTGCAAGAAGGGATTGTGGACAAAATCGTAGTGACAAGACCCGCCGTGTCCGTAGATGAAGATCTAGGATTCTTACCAGGTACATTAAATGAAAAAATGGCACCGTGGACAAGACCTATATTTGATGTATTTGCGGACTATTATCATCAAAAAGACATAGCAAAAATGCTAGAGGAAGGTGTTATTGAGATAAGTCCATTGGCCTATATGCGTGGCCGTACATTCAAAAACGCATATATAGTAGCAGACGAAATGCAAAATGCTACAGTAAATCAAATGAAAATGCTGTTGACTCGTTTAGGCGAGGGAAGTAAAATGGTAGTGACAGGAGATTTAAATCAAGCCGATCGTTTAAAAGACAATGGCTTGATGGATTTTTGTAATTTATTACAAGAGCATCCAATTCTAAAACATTTAGATATAGTAGAATTCGATGCCAGAGACATAGAACGCCATAACGCAGTGAAGGAGGTGTTAGCTGTGTATGGAGATTAGTGTATTATTACACCAAATGACTCAAATGAATTAACGTTGCGGCAAGGTTTATTTCGGGATCACTCACAAGAGTGTTGTCGGCTAAACCTTGTTTTATTCGTAGTATAGCTTTTTCTTGTGTAGCATCGTCGCCGAATATCTCGACATTGTCATACAACCATCTGTAAATTTCTTCCATCTCTTCTGGTCGTGCTTGACTACATACTAGTTTTCTTGCTTCGCTAATCTTTCCTGCTTTAAATAAATCAACCATTTGAATTTTATAATCAGCTTGCCCTGTATCTGCCTTTTCGGGTGTATGCAATTTACCTTCCATACTATTCATCTGTACAGTATTAATACATTTACGCAAATCTGGATAAGTTCCTTTGACAAAAGAATCTAGTGTATCTAAATCAAAATCGACATTTTCTTCTACTAGGATAGTAGCAACACGAGCAGTAAACTCTGTAATGTCCACCCTTTCAATATGGAATCCTTGACATCTACTATGTAAGGCAGGAATAATACGATTAGGATAGTTACAAGTAAGAACAAAACGTGCAGTAGTGTGATACTCTTCCATAACTCCACGCAATGCCGCTTGAGCATTTGGAGACAAATAATCTGCTTCATCTAACAACACCACCTTAAAGTCGCCAAACGGAATCATTTGGACAAAACTTACAATTTTATCACGTACATCCTCAACTGAGTTGGTACGGCTTGCATTAATTTCTAATACATCTAAATCATTTACTTCTAACTCATTTAGTAGAATCTTAGCTAAGGTAGTTTTACCAATTCCTGCATTACCGCTGAATAACAGATGAGGGATACTTCCTTGTTTAATCCAGCTTTCAATTTGTTCTCTTTGATGTGTATCTCTAAAAACATATCCATCGATTGTTTTAGGACGATATTTTTCTACCCATAGTTCTTTCATAAGATTCCTTTGTTTTGCTTATTGTACAGGTAAAAACAGGACTTGTCTAGAGTCCTGTAGTAGTTTGGTAAAATTAATTTTAAAATTGAGGTCCGGCAAACTGGGCGGGATCCCATTCTTGATGTTGCACTTTAGAGTGTGCGCCATATGTATTTAGGTATTTTTCTTCCGGTTTATCATCACTTACCATTAGAATGGCGTTTACGTCAGCACGACGAATGATGATTTCAGTACCGTCATCTTCTACAACAGTAACACCACGAGTCCAACGACCATGTTCTAATAAGATCCATTCTCCGACTTTGACATCTTTTTGTTCAGGGCCTACTGCCCAAACTCGACACCAACGATGACGTACACCCTCGGCTTTGCCATCATCGCTAGGTAAAATAAACATACCCAGTTTTCTTTCTCCAAAATCCATATCAGTAACAAGAACATTGTTACGTATCGGGATAAGTTTGCCTCGTACTTTAGGTTTAATACCTTCGTGACCAATACCTTTTAAATCCATTATTCGTTCCCTTCCGGATCTTGATTTTTAATGTCTTTTTTGGTAGGAATTGTTGTCACTGCTGGCACAATTTTTTCTTCTTGGGGACGAACATTAACTTGATTAGGAATAGTAGCACCTGCACCTTCTGCTATGATCTCTTCTCTACGCTTGATAATTTCTCCGTTTACTCCAAGTTTATCTCCACGAGCATTAACTTTGGCATTGCCGACAGCAACAGTCATTTCGTTCTGCTTCATAAGTTTAAGCATATCGACTTCTTTACCGCGAGCTGATTTATAAATTTGTTTTTGAGCCATTTTTAACTCTCCTTAATATACTACTACTTATCTCAGGAATTCCTGCCAGTCTAAATTATATTTGACCGAATCTATTTGATGTACACCTAGCAAATACAGTACAAAACTGGCTACACTAGAACCTCGTCCTACACCCCAAACTATACCATTTTCGTTACAAGTGTCCACAAAATGTTTAGTCCATTGCAGTAACGGTAACATGCCTCTTTCGTTGTAAGCATTCATTTCATCTAACACTCTGTCTTTTTGTTGCTGAGTGGTACATTTGGCAAGACACCATTCTTCTACATTGAAATCTCTATATTCGGGAGGCATGAACCAGTCACTTTGTAATGCACTATCGAAATCTGCAATATCGATAGATTCAAGCTGTTCGTTAAATCTTTGGAATGTAAATCCAGCAGTTTGTTCCAACTCTCCAATTTCTTCAGTATAGTCTACTGTGATATCTTTGAGGTTGGTAAGTTTTCCTTGATAAAGGAATTTGAATATATCTTGTGAATTAAAAATAGGATTACCGAATTTATCTAGGCGCATAGCCTATACTTTAACTGACCTTGACTAGTTTGTCAAGTGTTTTATCGCGATTGGCCATCATTTTTTCTAAAGCCAATTTTTGTCTTTTTCGCTGTTCTTCTTTATAAGTTTCCAAAACAGCAACCATTTGAGCTTGCAGTCCAGGGTTTCTAGTCATAAAGTATTTTTGAGTAAGATCATTAATCTTACTGTCAATTTCAGAATCTTTTAAATCTTTTAAATCGCCAACTAATGGATGCATTAGAATTGACCTTCGTATCTTAAATAAACATTACTGCCGTTATTAACAGTCCATGCTAGTATTTTTGTAGTTTGAAGACTTGTGCCACTGGTTAATGTAGCAGTACCTGCCGCATTGTCAGTACCAGTATGATTACCGTTGCTTGATATAACAACAGTTGGTGCTGTCGATGTATAACCTTTACCAGGAGTAGTAACATTAATAGCACCAATACCGCAACTAACTGCTAAACGTGCTCCGCTTCCACCACCACTAACTGTAATAATATTACGCAATGATGTAGTTAACGAAATAGGACTTGTAAGTGTTCCTTGTGGGAAACTGGTTAATGTTGCGATTGGGCCAACAGTAGTTCCACTTGCAGGATTATATGTGAATATAGCAGTTCCTGCTCCGGTGGTCACTACAGGAGTTGAACCATTGCTGGCTACTAGTGTAATAGATCCTGGAAATCCAGGAGTAACAGTTCCAATGTATGTACCAGCTGGAATCAATCCAGCAGTAGTTGTAGTTATAGACATTCCAGATGCAATATTAGTAAAATCATAAACAGTCATAGAAGATGAAGAATTACTAACAGTTCCTACAAATGTATTTGCGATTGATGCCACAGCAAAAGTAGTATTAGAAACTCCTGCAATTTGTACAAGATCGCCAAGTGCATATCCTTTACCGCCAATGCCACCTTGAATAATTCCTGCACCAGCACTGCTAGTCATATTACCAGTAGCTGTACAATTATAAGTTACTGTGGTAGCACTACCACCAGTAACAGTCCAAACTCCGTTGTAACCAGCAGGAACTAATCCTGAAACAACAATAGTTTGACCAATAGTGTATGGCGTAATACCACTTGCCTGTGTGTTTTGAGCAAAAGTTAATGTAACAGTAGAACCTGTTCCACTAGTTGCAGTTACAGCAACTGATGTTGCAAATGTTGTATTGTTAGTTAATGGAGTAAGGGATGAAGTTCCAGCATTGACAATAGTATAAGTTGCACTTGCTACTGGTGTAATAGCATTAGTAATTGGACTACCACCGGTAAAAGAAATAGTAGCAGGGCTAGTATAACCCGATCCTGCATTAGATACCACAATAGAAGAAACACCTTCACCACCTACTACAAATCCAGAAGTGCCTGTACTTGGACTGATTGGAAAATTATTATCGTAAGAAATAGTTCCTGCTGTTGTTGCAAATGTAGGAGAACATACAGCAGTTCCAGTGCTTTGTATTAAAATAATAGCACTTGAATATAATCCTGTTGTACCTGGATAAGTTGGAAATCCTGTTGTACCGCCAGTTAAACTAAATGTAAATGTAGTATTACCTGATAGAATAAATTTTTGTACAGCACCTTGACTTAGATCAATATTTACAGCACCGCTAACATTAGTGGCACTATAATAAGTTCCAGAAAACAATTGATATAAACCATTGCTAATAGTAGCACCCAGCAAATTATTAACTGCGGGTGTACTAACTCCTGTTCCTAGTTGTGTAGAAACTAACGCTTTAGATTGTAAATCTGTTATTTCGTTATAAGCAGTTGTAAAATTACCAGCAATCGCGGCAAAATTAGTACGAAATCCTTGGCTAGGATTATCTTGTCCTTCTATGGGAAAAGTTGTCGAAATGGTGTTTGGGTTAATTGCACTGGTCATACGGTTATCCTATCGTTTCTGAATACAAGGTATTTATCGCTTGCGTAACCGGTGACAGCAGAGATGATGAATCTGTCTACGGTATAATCTATTGTGTTAAAATTGAACCCACTGTGTTCAATATTTAAAAGTATGTCGTTACTAGTTCCAGGCTTACAGAAGCAAAGTGGTACACATAACACATATCCTAGTTGAGCTTTTTGCCCTAACGGAATACTACGCATCCATAGCGGCAAATAATTACGTTCAGTTAGGCCCACTCCGCTCAATCTAGTTTGCCAATTAGTGATACTGTTTGGGTAATATTCGTCAGTATTTGGATTACTTACCAAATATCCTTTACTATCTACAGTTATATTGTATAAAGGTTTAGCATTTATTATGCTTTCGTCTACAGTTATAACATTAGGTTCTAAACTGGTAGTCTTGAAATTTAGAGGTAAGTGATTTCCATTTGATTCTCTTGGATCAATCATCTGCACATAAACTACTTCATATACAGTTTCATTAGTAATAGGATCAGTAGCAATGGCAGTTTTTAAACTACCAAATTTAAATTGTTTACGTTTGAATCCTAGTCCTATGGCACCTACATACGCACCGGCTACCTCTGTTTGAATACCTGCATAAACTAACATGTTTAAGTTGCTTTGTATTCCAAAATTAGGATCATTGATTCGATAGATATCACTAGGTATAAAAATTGTAGGATTATTAATAAATGCCTTCCATACACTTCGTTGTGCGGGTGCCAAGAAAGGTTGGCAAGTAATATTACTGTAAGGAACACTATTAGGAGCACTCAATGTTATAGTAAATGTTTGAGGTAATGCACTATATTCATACTGATCGCTAACGGTCACTGTAAAATTATATGTTAAATCGCTTGTTGTTTCTTTGAAATCAAATGTAGTCAATCCGCCGTCGAACGTAGTTAAACCTAATTGGCCTGTAGTAGAATTATAATATTGATTAGGAATTCCTACAATTTCACCATCTAGTGTCAAAGTTAGTCCTGGAGGTAAACTTCCGCCAGTCAGTGTGTATAATAATGTATCGTTAGGAATATTGGTTGTTGCACTTACACGCAATGTAGATACATAGTTTGCAGGTATAGTTCCTAAATTACTTGGACTAGTCCAGGTTATTTGACGATTAATACTACCTAAAATTGTAATATTAAAAGTTTTGTGGTTAATAACTTGATCAACTATATTGGCACTAAATCTAGTAGCTGTTATAGTAAAAGCATAAGTTTCGGTGATAGCAGGTTGATATGGAACGCGACCGTATATCTCTCCTGTTTCAACATCAAATTGTGTACCCTTAGGTAATTGACTTAGTGATCCAATATAAAATGCTGTAAAATTTGGTATGGCTATAGCCAATGGAGTTGTTATTGTTAAACGATAATAACCTGCAATGCCGACATTAATACTGGCAGTGGTAGAAACAGTTGCATTATTATTCATTGTAACTGTAATAGTATTTGGACTAACATTACTGTTTACAGCAATTTGAACAATGGTACTATTAACAGGAATACCGCCGCCGTCAATAGTTGCACCAATAGTCAATTCATTAATAAACGCATAGTTGATGCCAGTTATTATTTTGCTACCATTAGTCAATGTTCCAGTAATAGGAGCAGTTACTTGATTGACGGCAGAAATTTGATAAGTTTGACTAGTAGCACCATTGAGATAGTTGTCTAATGTAAAATATTGTCCAATTACAGGAACACTTGATAAATTTGTCACAGTGACAAAATAACTATTTAAGGCGTTATCACTGATTAGAATTTGTTTACTTACTGCGTATACTTCGCAATTAGTTGTTTCTAATCGAAATATAATATCAGTGTTATCATATAATAATACAGGAACTGTGAGATAATTATTAGCTCTAAAAATACCTAAACTAGTATTACTTAACCAAACAGGTGTTCTTAAAAAAGTCGAGTCTGCGGTGAATCCGTCTGAAAACCTATTAGTACTTGTACTGTCTGCACGAAATTGATCATCGCCCACGACAAAAATATTAAAAATTCTTTGAGCATAGTTGATACCATCGGTAGCTGTGACTCTAAATTGATAATTGGCATTTAAACTTTTAGGTAATACGCTTGGTAAATTATAATCAAAAAATACATCGTCAAATTGATAACTGTCAAAACCGTCAGTGGGTATTAATGCAAAATCATAAGCACCGATATCAAAATCTGCTTGATCAAACTCGCCAGTACCAGCGGCAGGTGTTAATATTTCTTGAGGTTTAATATATCCACTTATTACACCATCGTTGCTAAGAGTAAGCCCCGGTGGAAGTGATCCATCTCCTGTTGCTATAAAATATTTTAAACTACCACCAATTGATGTATTAAGATCAAATGCTTCTATCTGATAATTTACATACGTGCCGTCTAATGCATATAATTGTTGTCTAGGACCTACTGGTAATTCTCCAGCAGGTGTTACAAATTCAGGAGGATTAGCACCGTTAACTATCATGTTAAAAGTTCTATCTGCAATACCGTTACTGCTACTAGCTCTTATACAAAAAGTATATGTTGTTGCAGAATTAACAATGTAAGGATTTCCTACTAATGAACTACCGATAATAGAAACACCGCCTGGTAAACTTCCCGAAATTATGGTAAATGTTATACCTGTGGTTGAGCTAACGGGCAATGCTACATTTAAAGAAACTTGTTCTTGAAATGGTTGACCACTATTTGTAAAAGTATATCCTGAAGGTTTAGTCCAGATGTTTAACATCAATTACTCCAGTTATTGTATTCTGTACCATGAGGTATTGCTTGCTCTATAAATGTAGATAATTGATGTAGATTGGTTAACAGTACCAGCCGCCGATCCAATTAATGTAGGTCCTGCGGTAACTGCTAGTGTTACACTATAAGTTCCTTGCACTGCTATACGCAAACGTTGTCCATCGATTAAACCTGAACTTGGGAAAGTTACAGTTGCAGTTAATCCAGATGCACCAATTATTAAAATATTATCAGTAACTGTGGTGCTCAATGCGTAAGTTGTACTAGAATTAACTGTGATGTAATTTGCTGGAGTAATTTCTAAACCAGTTTGTGTAATATTAGTAAATGTTGGACTTGCAACAGTATTCCAAGTTACAGAACCGTTAGCACTTTGCGTAACACTTATATTTGTTCCGCTATTATAAACTGGTTGTATTGCCCACCAATTAGTAGTACTTTTTGCGGCAAGGCCTAGTGTAGCGTATGCAGGTAATGATGTAGGTATGTTAACTGAACTATTTTCAATACTTGCTCCACTTCCTGGATAAACATTGATAGCACTAGCTGTGTTATTTGTAATTGAAATTTCTCTACCAACTATGGCAGTAGGTAAAACTACTCCGCCTGTCCCACTTGATATATAAGTGTTATCTGCCGTAATTGCTGTAGCAGTACCTTGATTAGATCCAGCCGCCACTATAGTAGCTGAACTGAACAATATAGCACCAGATGGAGTCGTGTTACCATATTGGTCTATGGCCAATAGAGCTACCCTGGTATTGTTAGCATTATTATAGAATGTTATGCCAGCGCCGCTGCCAACACTTATACGGCCCAGGCTTGAACCTGAAACATAATCAACAATGATACCACCAGTATATGAACTAGTAAAAGTTCCAGTTGATACAAATCCAGCTGACGCCGATATAGCAGTACCTGTTTCAGTATTGACACTTGTTGTAGTTCCGTTAACAGTTAAGTTTCCTGTAACGGTCAAATTATTATTAACTGTAGTAGTGCCTGTACTTGCACCAATATTAATAGTAGTTGCTGTAGTAACAAAATTAAAAGTACTATTAGCCGCAGTAATACTAGTAGCAGTAGCACCATCGATATTTGGAGTCGTAAAACTTGGACTAGTTGCAAATACAATATTACCTGTACCAGTCGAACCTGTAACGCTTGTACCTCCTATAACTGGAGTACCTGTTAAACTTGCACTATATAATGTTGGGCTTGAAGAAAATACAAAATTACCTGTGCCTGTTGCACCTGTTGAAGTTACTCCTTCGATAGTTGCATGTCCAGCAATAGTTGGAGAAGTAATTGTAGGACTAGATGCAAATACAAGACTACCACCTGACCCAGTTGGATCTGCCATTACATTAAATAATCCAGTACTGGTCGTAGTAGCAAACTGCCCTAAGTTACTAGCAGTTGATGCCAATGTACCACTAGTGGGTAAAGTTAGTTGTGTATTAGCTGTGACAGTTAAAGTTAAATTATGACTACCAGCTAGGCTAAGATTTCCAGTTAATGTTACTTGATGATCCTTGGCATCTTGAATAGGATCTCCTGCTGTATAGTTTCCAAAATTAATTTTATTGTTTATTGAAGTGAAATTAGCACCAAAGTCCCATTTGTAACCACCGCTACCACCACTTGTACGTTGTGTTACTGGGTTAGTTTCGTATCCAGTAGGAGCACTAAAAGAACCCATGTCAACGGTTAAGTTGTTTGTGTCCATTAGTAATTCAAGTAATACACTATCTACACGAGGATCATAACCGTAGATTGTAGTTTGAGCATCACCGTTAGAGATATTATAACTATTTAAATTAATATTACCACCTGCAATAGGTGAAGTATCATTTACTAATTTAGTAGTTGATTCTAAATTAACTGTAGTAGCAGTACTAGTAATTCCAACACTACCACCGGTACTGGTTAAACTTTTAAATTCTAAATTTAGTAAGTTTTTGTCAGCCCAGATGCCAACACCTGTACCAAGATTAGCCGCACCAGCAACACCTGAATCTGTTTGTAATAGTGTAAAATTTGCATTAACTTTGTTAAACGCGGTTAATAAATCGTCACCTGTACCGTCATTTGCATAGGTTCCAGTGTTGATTAGTTGTAATGTTGTCATATTTGCCGCTCTCTTTTATATATTTACCGTATTAGACTACTGTATATTATCTGCTTTCAATCCACTGCATACTGGCTTGACCGTATTGTGTACCTGTTGATAATTGTGCGATAGCGATAGTATAAGTATCGCTAACAGTTCCTAGACTTTGACGACCTAGTTGGAAAGCAATATTACTGATATCTTCAGCCGTGCCTGGCGCGATTGCCTGTTTGATAATTGTTCCGCCACTTATAGCCGTAGAAGCACTGTCCGTTTGTGCAAAGCTACCTGTGTTTACACTATTGTTCCAAGAAGGACCTGTTAGCGTACCATTTTTAATAATTCTGTATGCACACACTACGACTGCACCTGCGGCAGTAGTAGCACCTGTGGTTAGATAGGTAGGTCTCAAAACACCGTTGAGTGCTGTACTTTGCAGTCTAACACTGATAATAGGTAGGTATGTACCAAGCGATAATGTAATAGGCGTAGATGTAGCGAAACTGTTGCTGGCACCTAGGTTAGGGCTAAATGGTCCGTCACAAGTAACGCTGTTTGATCCTTGACGCATTGTGCTTGAACTTGCGGTTGTACCTGTATTGAATAGTTCTAATCTAATAGGAAGGAAAGGAGTGCTACACCAAACAGTAGTTTGTATGTTGGCAGTATAATAAGTATGACAGTTTATGATAGAACCGTTGACAATAAACCCTAGTGTAACAGCACCGACACCATACCATTCGTAATCGAAACTGATCAGTTGTTGTTTAGTTAAGTCAAGAGTGATACCACTGGCACCTGTGCCATCTAACTTGTCGCCGTTCCAGCTGGATCTGGCTATCCTTGTTTCTTGCATTGAGCCGCTGGTGCTGGTTCTAATTACAAAATTGAATGTGCTGGCGCCTACTAGTTCAAAGAAAAATCCGTTATTTTCATCGAACAAGCCAACACGCTGAGTCAAGTTGGCAATTGGGGTTGAAAACTTGATCTGCTGATTAAGCTGTGCAGGGCGACCCGGAATGTAAGGGATAACCCTTTGTGTTTGTCTAATAATACTAGCACCACTGGCTGTAGTTGTGGCCATATCCACTCCACTGTTGGCGCTGTTCCATGTAGCACTGCCGCCAGTAACTGTAGCTTCGTCCCAGTTGTCTGTTTCTTTACTAAACTGAAATGTATTGAACCAAATAGATTGATAATCGGTAATACGTAGTCTGTTGTGACTGTTAATTTGTGCATTGGCTAATGCATTGTTTATTATGTATGTCATTTAGATTAATCTCCATCCTGATCTGTATATTAGAGTCAAAGCTCCGTTATTAGCTGCCAGTATTATGTTTGTGTTGTTGTCTATAGTGCCTACGATTGTAATTGGATTAGTTGAAGATCGTCCGCTTTCGTCTTTAATCACCAATTGAAATCCATTGCTCACGCTGGGTAAAGTAATAGTTACTGGCCCAGCATAATTAACTCCAATGTAATAATCAGAACTAGTTGCGGTATAAGAACTAGTAGTAACTATTTGAGTTGAATGTATGTTAGAATAGAGATCGGTAAAGTTTGCATTTATTTTTGTAAATGCTGTTCGTAGAGGATCTCCAGTACCATCGTTGGCTGTATTTCCTAAATTGATTATTTGTTGTGTCATTAATTTCTCCCTACAGCAACTTCGATGATACCGGCTTCGCCGTAATCTTTATCTTCTAGTGCCTTACCAATAATAGCACCTAATGTTGGATTCAATGCTTTAACAGCATATCCAGGAGTTGCACTAGTTGTTAGCATATCGCCTTTCTTAACACGACCAACAACTTTACATGGAACACGACCAGCTAGTGCTACAAGATTTTTTAATCCTGGACAATCGCTGTACATAACATAGGCTGCCTTTTCAGTATGACTTACAACACCAGCTAGTCTTGTATCGTTCATAGTACTTGTAACAGTAACTTCTTTGTCCCCGCCAAATACTAATACTGTACCAACTTCGTATTCTGCGTCACCTTCGTAATATTCGGCCAAGTCAGCTGAGTATGTAGCAATCATTGTTGACGAACCAGCTAGACTAAATTGTCCCCAAAGAGTTGCTTTTCCTAAACTACTGCCAACGTTATTGACGCTACCAGTCGCAGATCCTGAACCTGCGCCGCCAGCAACTAGTGTAGTAACAAGTACATCGGATGCGACTGACATATCTACATATCCGCCAGTACCGATTGTGACAGTTCCTGCTGGCGTAGCTGATCCAGTTGACGCCATAAACAACCAAGGATTCGAACCTGGAGTTGTAAAGTTTATAGTATTTGAACTAGTTGCAAATACAGCTGACCCATTTAACGAAATGCCGACAACGTCGATATTACCGCTTGTATCAGTTTGTACAATACTGTCAGTGGCATGCGGACTGTTTAATGGATTAGTAATCGGTAAAACAGTATACGCATTATTCAATCCGCTAACGGTGGCTCCAGCACTATTTGTAGTAGAACCAACAGATTTAACAACCATAACTCCTGTGTAGGGTCCTAATGCGTTAGAACCGGTAGTAGTTGAAGTAAATTTATCGTTAGTAATACCGTTACCATTTGCAACAACTGTGTTGAATGATGTAGCTTGTGGATATGTTGCGGCTAAGTTATTGGCAACACCTGATGCATTACCATAAACAGTACCAGCTGATATGAATGGCAATGTTGCAATAGGAATACCAGTTGTATATGCTCCTCCACCAGTTTGTGAATAATTCTGCAAACTTACCCAACCATTTGTTTGAGTGAATATAGCACTATTAAAACTTGCCAAACCGTTAGCAGCCTGTATCTGTTGTGGAGTTCCTGACGGAGCCGATGCTAATGTTGTACCGTTACTAATAGTAATTTGACTTCCAGTAGCCGCAGATCCTTCAGTAATTGTAGTATAAGAAGCACCTGGAACATTTAACAACAACTTGCTTTGTAAAATATTAGCAGTACTAATTACCATTGAATCAACAATACTGCCAGTATTAATTTGTGTATTCAATGAATTACCAGCACCACCTGTATAAGTTAAATTGACACTATTACCAATTATGGTACCGTAAGTTGATACGGATCCAGATGAATAGGTGTTAGCATAACTAACATAACCAGGACTAGCGGCTGTAACTGTAAATATACCGTTGTAGGTAACTGGTACACAACCTGTTACAATAATAGTAGACCCTACTGGGAATAATATAGATGCAGATGTGTAAGTTAATGTTACAACATTACTGGTAGTTGAACCGCCAGTAATTGCTGAACTACCAGTACCTTGTGGAATTGGAATATTTCTCCAACGACTACTTGACCAATAGAATCCAGTAACACTACCATTGCCTGAAGTAATAGCAATAGTTGGGCCATCGATACTAGCACTTACTGTAATTTGAGTGTTAGCAATATTAGTAATAGTACCAGCTGTCATACTAGCACTAGAACTAACAGTAATACTAGTATTACTATTAACCGCAGTAACAGTTACCGTACCAGTTCCTAATGTACCAGTACCAGGAGTTGCTGAAATTATGCTGTTAATATTAAGATTAGATACTCCGGACAATCCAGTAATAGTAGCTGTATAAGGACCTGATCCAGATACAGTACCGATAGTACCTGTTTGGCTAGTCAACGCATTTGTACTATTGATATAATAAGTTTGGTTGCTTAGACCTCCAACTGGAGTACCGCTGAACGTAATAGTATCGCCTTGTTCTAATGTAAAGACACTAGAGTTTGCGTTGGCAACTAGAGTAATTAAGTTAGTATTAATTGCTGTACCAACAACATTACCTGAACTAGTATCGTAAACTAATACGTTTCCAGCTGAAGGACTAATAATATTAACATCTCGTTGAGTTGACAAATAATTTATATCATCTACATAAATCTTATTAACTGCATCGGTAGTGTTAACTGGAGTGTTTACATTGATAATACTGTTATTACCCATGTTTAAACTACCACTCATCGATAATATACCGTTCAATGGTAAGTAACCTGGTTTAATTAAATTAGCAGCCGATACAGGTGCACCACTTTGTGTAACACCTAAACGATAATCAACATAGCTACGAATAGCACTTTGTACAGGTACTTCACTAGAACTGTTGTCGTTCATTGTTGCATCAGTTGAGAATTGAGTAACAACAACACCCTGTTTAAATCCTAGGCCTGACAAGTTACTTAACGCAATACTAGCTGAGAATGTAACAGTACCAGTACCTTGGTCAACGCTAAAGAATTTACCAACTTTGAAAATACCGTTCTCGTCTGTAGTTACATAGAATACACGACCTACAGTTTCTTCTAATACTTGGTTAGCTGGGTTTACAGCCAATGCTGGTGGACCATAAATGGTGTTTGGATAGTTAGTTGTGTTATACCCACCTGTACCAATACCTAAGAAATCGTGTCCTGTCACACGGCAAGTACTAATGTTAACAATAATTTGTCCAGTAGAACCGGCACTTAAACCAACACGTAATCCGTTGTTGCCAACAGTACTAAATGGTTTACCTAGACCCAATGTTGAACTAGAACTTGTTGTAGTTTCAATAGCAATGTAAGTAGTTGTTGCACTACTCCATGTGCCCGGATTCATAGGATATGTTAATGTTACACTACCGCTACTACCAGCTGTTGCTATAAATGTTCCGTTATATAGTGGATTACTATTTCCGTAAACACGATAATAAGAACCACTTGCACCAGTTCCGCTTGTTGTAGCAAATTGTATACTATATGTGCCTTGTGTACCGCTTGTTGGAGCAGTAACAGATGGAGTACCCGTTACAGTTAATTGAGATCCAAATGTAAATGCAGTAGCACTAAAGTTCATCGGACCACTTCCAGTAGTCGATGTTACACCACTCCATACTGACAATGGTGCTGTTCCCCATTGTGATGCAGTGATAGTAATAGTTCCGCCACCAACGCTATAGATATAGTACGGTGTTCCTGAAACAATATTACCTAATGCCGAACTATTAACCTGAGTAGTGAAAATAATTTGATTTCCTACACTTAATCCTGTAGTTGTACTAATTGAAATTACAGTTCCGGTACCTGCATTGTAAGCAGACAATGTAGTAATGGTCCCAGTTACAGTATTAGATAATGTAGCAGGATATGCTACAGTAACTTGTGTAGTAGTACTAATAGCGTTGCCTGTTTCTGCTGTTATAACTGCACTGAATGTAGTAGTAGTTGATAACACAGCAGTATATGTTGCAGTACCATAACTTGCTGTAACTGCTGGAATACTAGTATAACCAGATCCACCGTTTACTACAGTAACACCTGTAATGTATCCGCCAGCAACTGTAGCAAGAGCTGTTGCTTGAATACCGCCTCCGACTGGAGCGGCTACAGTGATAGTCGGAGCAGTTGAATATGTGCCAGTTGAATATGGATCGCTAAATGTAATACTTGCAACACTTCCTGGGAATTGTGCAGTAATATTTGCTCCTGGTGGAATCCAAACACTTGGACTTACTGTAAACGTATAAGTGTCAAGACTGACTGACTGTACAATACAGTTAGGAGGAACAATAGAATTATTTGTAACAGTGGCGTTAGTAAATGAACTAATACTTGTACTTGTTGAATTAGTATATGCTACTGTATTATTAGTGCCTGTTGTAACAGTATATGTTCCGTTATAACCTGCGACACTTAATCCAGACACAACAATAGTACTGCCAGTTGGGAATGGAATTTGTGAAGCATTTGAATTACTAAATGTTATAGTAACAGTAGTACCGTTGCCTGATACTGCGGTAGGAGTAAATATTCCTCCACTAGTTACCACCATACCAACACTTAAACCTGTTGTACTTGGTACCTGTAAGGTTGTAACATTACTTGCACCAGTAACTTGCACAGGAACACTAGCACCATATGTATTAACGTTATTGAATGGAGTAGCAGGACTTCCGGTAATTGTTAACCAACTGTCTACAGGAGGTAATACAGGTGTCGGGTTAGCATAAGTTTGAGTATTAGGAACATTAAATGTTACTAACTCATAGCTAGTTCCGTTTACGTTTTGTTGAGCACCTGCGAATGACATAGCCGCTGGAGTATAACCATTAGCCGCACTATTAAGTATAGCATTAGGATCAATGACTACGTAAGCATTTGCCGCGATTGGACTGCCTGACGAATTAGTTACTTGACTAAAATAAATTGTACCACTTTGTGTTCCTGCTACGTTAGCATACGCACTAATTGGAACACTCCAATATCCTGTTGAAGAATTATATGTAGGAGTTCCTGTAACAGTTTGACCAGCAGTGAAACCGTTAGTATTATAAACCACCATACCTTGTATAATAGTTCCACCGACTCCAGACAGTACTAATGTTGTTGGAGTAGCACTACCTGAAGTTCCACCACTTACATAACTACCGCTTGCAGTTATAGTTGGAGATACATAACTGGTAATACGATGTGTACGTCCGCCCCATGATGTAATGTATACTCCACTATTAAGTTGACTAATAGTAGAATTATTAGTAATTGCTGTTACGGCAATTTTGTTATCGCCAATATTTGCACCCTGAGTACTGTTAGTAAACCAAATAGGAACACCGGCTACAGGAGGAGTAGTAACGTTGGCCGCACTACTCATTGTAACTGTATAGTTACCACCACTTGGTCCACTTACAGTTTTTACAAATTGTCCTGCTAATCCTAGACCGCCGATGGCTTGTCCAACTACTGGAGCAGTTGATAAACCAGAAACAACTAATGTATAAGTTGGGCCAGCACTTACAGTATAACTTACACATGTTCCTTGAACATAACCTGAACTATAAACAGTAGGGTCCGCACTAGAAACGTTTGCAGGATCGCTAGATAATTGGAAATAGTTAAACGAACTATCTGTTTGAATAATAGAAGTTGTTTGACTTTGTGTTTGGAATGTAAATGTTTGACCAATTGGATTACTTCCAGGAGGGCTAGTCAATGTAACAGCATAAGTTGGCAATACTACCAGAGTTAATCCTGTAATATTTCCGCTACTTGCACTAGCTACTACAGCAGTTCCGTTTACACTAGCAGACAACGTAAATGTTGTAACACCTCCAGCAGTAGCAGTACTGGTAATATAGTATGTGTTACCGGATACATATCCAGTTAAGCCACCGCCTCCGCCACCGAACGCACCAGTAATAGTAATAGCTTGACTAACAGCTAAACTAGTTGGCGTGCCTAAGGTAAATGTATTTGTATTAGTTGTTGATAAACTAATAGTTCCTGAAATAGTCTGTCCAGCATTAACAGTAGTTTGAGCGTAGACGTTATAAGTTCCGTTTAGTCCAGTACCTGTTACTAGTTGGCCAACGGCAGATCCAAAATTACCTCCATTCAAATTAGTTACTTGAATAACTGAGCTAGTTGTATTTCCGGATGTTACTACAGCAGTAAATGGATTGCTTAATGCAACTAAAGTTTCACCAGTAGACTCTGTTAAATTGTAAGTAATAATACGATAGATAGCCGCTAAGTTATTAGAGTATTGTAAACTAGTACTTGGACGAGTTGGATGTACTGTAGCAACATTTAATACTTTTTGATTTTGCAATACACGGATTATAACTTGTTGTCCATCATAAACTGCATATTGAAGACCGGAAGAGTTTCCACTACCTGCACTGCTAAATGTTAGTTGTAATACGTCTTGTACAGTACCGTTATTTAAAATTTCAATACCCGAATGTTGTACAGACGATATTGAATAACGTGTAAGTCCGCCGCCTTGCAATGTGTGGTCGATTTCAACTTCTGAATTGTTAAACGGAATATACTTATATCCAACAATCCAAATATACAATGCTGGTTGTGTGCTGGTTGGCACCATAAAAGAACTTGTTACACCTTGCTTGTAGATACGTGCTGTTTGTATCATGTCACTAGCTAGTGTTACAATATTTGGTAATGAAGTAAGATCGTAACCAGTTGCACGTAAACCAAAGTCACCTTGAGCATTTGATCCTGCAACACTTCGGATTTGTGAACCATTTAATGACCAATATGCTGTATGGCAATAGTATGTAAATGTTGAAACTTGTTCGGTCAAACCGTTGTTAGTAGCCAAAATACCATAACCTAAATCATTAACCTGTGTGTAGTCATTGGCCAACATACTACGGTTACCAGCGGTTTCAAAGTAGATAGATAAGTTTCCACCATTTGAAACATAAGTTGAAGCAGAAGATAAAATATTAACCCCTGCGTTAATATTTCCAGTAATATTGGTATAGTCAGTAGTTTGTGTACTTGTTTGACCAGTATATGTTGGTGAATTTCTAACTACACTTCCTTGAACACCACTACTTACGATACTACTTAATTGTGTGATTAATGTCGAAGCTCTAGTAGATTCTGCAGAACTAGCAAGAGGATTACTTACATTCTGTGTAACATTATTGCCAGGACTTGGAGTAACTGGGGTTGCACTAGTCAACATCGTTTGAATTACTGTACTTAATCTAGCAAATGATGCAACATAGATACTTTGTACTCCAGTCAAAGTAGTAATGCCACTGTTACTGAAATTAAGAGCTACGTCAACGGTCATACTATTACTATTGCCAGCTTGGTTGGCATATAGAATATCGTATGTCAATGCATCTATAATGTATCCTATATCACGCTGAACTTTAACAGCACTATAGTTATTATTGGTGCTTATGTTATAGTTGGCATTGATCCAAGCAGTGATTTCTTGTTGTAAGAATGATTTGTTCGCTTGCAGAATAGTTTTTGCATTAACTTGATATGCGGTGTCATATGAAGTAGTTGCAGGCGCTGTCCATACAATACTTGGCAATGCACTGACTCCGTTGTTAAGAACACTAGTAATAGTTTTAACATTATTAGCTACAGATGTAAGGCCAGTACTACTTACTGCATTCGATCCGGTTAGTCCTGCAATCTGTGTATTACTGTAGTTGATAGCTTGTAATACTAATGCTAACTGAAGACCAATATAAGAATATTGCGGTGTTAACAATGTCAATGCCATCTTAACACTTTGATAGTTAGTAGCAAACACTACGTCATATGCAAGTGCGTTAAGTATGTTGGTCAACAATGTTTGGAATGTTGTAAAACTTCCACCAAATGCTGTTAATGGATAGAATGGTGTGGAATTATCTAATGTTACAACTGCTTGAGCAACACCAAATGTATATGTACCTGCGGCTTGTGCAATTAAATTGGATGTCAACGTTATTGTAGTTGTTCCATTCCAACTTGGACTTACGTATGTATAAGCCGGTACACCTGTACCAGATACAAGTTGACCGGCAACAATTCCGGTTGCACTGGCAACAACAAATGTGTTTGTACCAGATGCTCCGGTTGATCCTGCACTTGAATATGTCGTTGTTGCAACAATGACATTTGGATTATAAGTTAATATGTTGTCAACTTGATATCGTTGTCCTAATACATAGAAACTGCAAGGAACTTGCGGAGCACGTACATCTAAACCAGAATTGGCCAATCCTTGAACAGTAAGACTGGTACCGTTAACACCAGATGAACTAGCGGCTACTGAAATAATATTGCTGTTTATACGTCCAGAAAATCCGTCAATTAACTGACCACCGGCAAAGCGAGGTTGATTAATACTGCGACTAAAGCTGGCCGATTCTTGTCCATAGGGAGATTTAGTTTTGATTTGTCCTTCTGGGTCAAGTACCATCATAAATCCGCCATGCCCTTGACCTGTTATCAAACGAATACGAGTCGCATCGTTGACTAAGAACATGTCCATCTGAGTATTATTCAGAGGAGTTGAATAAAAATTACTTGGGTCAGTTAAGTAATGACGTCCTAGAGGAATTCCAGAGAATAAATGCCAACTACCACCAGCAATAACGTTAGGATTAACGTTAGAGTTACTGAACGGATATCCTTGTAATACTGTACAATTTAAAATATTACCGCTTACATTGGTAACAACAGCCTTGGCCGCTGTACCACTTGGATCCGTAGATGCAACCATCAATATCAAACCAATCCAACTAGTCAATGCAGTTGTTGTACTTAAGGTAGCTGTAATATTACCAACTGTTGCACTTAGAGTAATTGAATCATTAGATGCATAATCAATTCCTCCACGATTCAAACTTGGGAAATTAATTTGTCCTACTAACAAATTATCTACTACGGCGTCTCTCCAGAAGAATGTTTGTCTCCAAGGACTTTGACTGATACGATTTAATGGTCGTACAATAGTACGTCTAAAGTCATCGCCACGTAGTGTGGTGTTGGTAGGAATCTTGATTGGAAGATCTTCGTAGTAAATACCACTTTCGATATTAATACAAATATTTAAATTAGGAACTGTTTCACCAAAGTCTAATGTTTCGCCTGTTACAAAGAAACCAGGTTGTGTTAGTTTAACATAGATAGTATCGTAAGAATTAATAGTACCAGGTGTGTATGTAACAATAACACCTTGTGCTCCACTGGTATTACCAATCAAAATCTTACCAGGTAGAATATGAATATCGCCCGGTGTTCCTTGGTCAACATACCCACGGCCGCCGTTGCTGAAATTAATTTGCCACAAACCGTCACCAAAACTAATTGCTGTACTTGCTACGCTGGCGTAACCATTAACAATAATTCCTCTAAAGGTTTGATAGTTAGCAGAAATACTATTGGTCCATGCACCGCTAGCATTGATCTTTGAACTGTCGTATGTTGCTTGTACTGAATTACTTTGATAACGTAACGCAGTAACTTGGTATAAACATTGTTGAATAAGACTAGCGGCAAAATCTAGTCCGTCTAAAGTTTCAACAAACTGAGTTCCAATAGCAACGTTCTGAGCAGAAGCATTTTTAAAATATGATCTACCAGCATTAATACTTTGATAATTGGCAGAAATACTATTTGCAGAATCACTAGTTAATGCGTCAATGCATAACGCATCGACCAGATAACCCACATCTCTAGCACAAGTTGATTGATTGTAGCTAAAGTTTCCTGTATATTTTGCCGATAACGATGATATAACAGCGTTGGCAATAACTGAATCTTGAGCTGTTATGATACTGTATGCTGTATTAAATTCTGCATTTGCGTATGCAGTGACATCAGGTTTTGTTCCAGTTGTTACACCATTACCGCCAATAATGTTTTCAGCAATAGTTAATAAATTGTCAATCTGTCCAGCAGAAGAACCACTGCCTGGGAATGAAGTATTTTGTGTATTTGTATAAGTAACACCTGAAATCAAACCAGATGTAGATGACACATTAGTATTTGTAGCAACTGCTTTGATAATAGTATCTAAACGATTCTTAAGAGCGTTAACAACTTTTGTATTTTCACTTAGACTAGATGTATATGTTAAAATTTGATTGGCAGCATCTGTAGTTGCTTTGGTCGAAATAACACTTGCATCAGTGTAGTTAATATCATACGCAACAGCTTCCACCAAATACATAATGGCATTTTGGAATTGTACTGCACCAATGGTAGGTTGCAGTCCACTGTTTACATAAACATAATAGTGATATAAATCTTCTGCCACAAATGCTACGTTGGCCATAATGGCAGCCGCAGAAGCAGGGTAACCACTGACAGCTCCTAGTGGAGTAGCTGATATGAATGGAGTAGGACGAGAACTTGCACCAGTTAGTGTTGTATTGTTTATACCGTATGTAAGTAACGTTTTAGCTAAAGTAAATAATTTATCAATAGCACCTGTTCCTTGCGGATTTGTTACGTTAAGGTCGTTGATTACATTAAAATGTGATTTAGTTAAATCTGTATTAGTGGTATAACTACTAAACGCTACACTATTATTTTGTGTAATAATACCATTAAAGGCATTATAATATTCACCGTTTGATGCTAGGAATCCTGTACTTGGATTTGTTACTTGTGCATTGTAATAAGCAAGAGCAAGACTTTCGCTTGCAAAACTAATCATAGTTTGTATTGCGGCAAGATTAGTAGTGAGGCTAGTAACATAAGAATCTGTAATAGATTCGCCAGCTACTGATAAAGTTCTGTTAATGTATTGTGGAATGGTTGTTTGATACAATGTTGTGTTGGCAACAGTTCCCATAGCATTGTTAACAGCAATGTTGCTTACCAATGTTTTTAAATAATTGATAGCATTAATTGTAGCTGTTAATTCTGAACTTTGCTCTTGGAATGTAGTTGCATATTTTCCACCCCAGTATTGTAAACCAGCGTATAAACTTTGACTATTTCCACCATACATTAAGTCATAGGCTAAACACCATACAATATATTGAACATCTCGTTTGCATGTTGTTTGACTGTAAGATAAACTTGGATAGTTAGCAGTTAGGTAAGCAATAATTTCAGCTTGTATAAATGAAATGTTACTTAGTAATAAAGATTTGATATCGGCTTGTTCGGCACTAGTAGTTGAGATACTTGGAATCGAAGGAGTACTAGCAGTAGCACCACTTACCAGATTTTTAATTAAAGCAATATTATTGGTAACACTATTTGTAGCATTAGGAAACGCCGATTGGAATACAACATTAGATCCATTTGCCTGTACAGTACTTGTTAAAATTCTACTTTGTAACTGAGTAAGAGCATACAAAATTTCTGGATTACTTAATCCTGTACCATAGTGTGCAAAATTTAAACCAACAATAGTACTTTGGAAATTGCTACCCATTACAATGTCGTATTCTAATGCAGTAACAACTTGGTTGATATAACTTTGTACCAAAGATGTATTATAAGAAAATGCAGTAATTTGTGCAGGTACCATATTGGTAATAGCATCTGTAATCTGTGCCAATTGAGTTTGAAGTATATTTTGATTCAAACTTGTAGGATTAAACAAATTACTAATTTGTGTAGTGGTATTAAATGTCGAATTTAATATTAAGTCAGTGGCAACTGCATCTACTAAATTTTTAAGTATGTTATAAAAACCAGTTGATACAAATGGTGTTGCATATTTGCTGTTGATATAGGCAACAGTCTCTTGTTGAATAAATGTTCTATTATAGGCATTTCCTGACAACAATGCATAGGCATTTGTGTATACACTATTACTGCTATTACCACTAGTAATATTTGCACTTGTAGTGGTTGAAGAAGATTGAACTTGGTTCAGTGTATATGTAATTGTTTGACGATAAGGACCTGGTTCTAATTGTGATAATGTTATTAAATTCTGTGCTTGTAAACAGGCGGCACTGATAGTTTTATAAGCATATTGTGGAGCACGACCGTTACGTCCGGCTGGCACGTGTGCTTGAGAATCATCTCCGCTAGTATTAACATATAAATTTACGTTACTATAGTATGTGCTATTGTCTACATAATATTTTGTTGCCGCTTGGAGGTCGCTACTAGTACTAGGAGTTCCAACTCCTGACAACGGTACAGGATGATCGCTTAATGTTAAAGGACCAGTCATAGTGTCACCGCCACGATAAGTGACATCTTTACGTTGCATTACTTCAGTAGGCAAGTAGTTACTTGTATAAGAAGCGTTATAATCTGAATCAGTTGTCTGCGGTAATGCAGGTTGACTACGAGTCTTTAATGCGGCACTAACTGAATATGTTCCTACTACAGGAGTTGTATAGGTCTGACCAGTGTTGGTTATGTTACTAGGTGTTGCTTGAACAAAATTGTTGTATGCATAATTGACTGTAACAGGTAATGAACCAATTCTTGTTTGATCGTTGCTATATGTAGCATTAAAAGAATTAACAGCATTAGTGCCAGGATCAATAAGGTTGCCAACAACATTAAATGCGGCATCCATGTTTTGTCCTAATGTTGGACTTTTATCTGCATTTAGTGTAAGAGCTGTTGTTGCTAAATTAATACCAGTATTGCTGAATGTAATTTTAACAGAATTATCAGCACTAGTTAACGTTCTGGCGGCTAATCCAGTACCGCCGGCATTTGCAGTGATTAACTGATTAGAAGCGTATGTTGTACCATCGCTTAGACTGCTTAACTGTAGCTGTCCGCCTTTGCCAAACACCGCATAAATTTCTGTAAAGTTTTGATTAACTTTTATAAACGATTCGCGAATACTGTCGCCGGTACCATCGTTGCCCTGGATACCTGTATTAATTACTTGTTGTGTCATTATTAAACTCCGAAACTGCTACCGCAGCCGCATGTGGTTGTTGCGTTTGGATTCTTTATGCTAAAACTACTACCCATTAGATCTTCTTTATAATCTATCTCGGCACCTTGTAGATATGTCATGCTCATGCTATCTACCAGAACTTTAAACTCGTCTACTGGTATTTCAAAATCGTCTTCGTTCTTTTCTTCATCAAATGTAAAACCATAGCTAAATCCGCTACAGCCCCCTCCCTGCACAAATGTACGTAATGCAATGTCAGGATTGTTTTCTTCAAGTAGTAAATCTTTGATTTTTGCTTTTGCAGATTCGGTAATTGTGATCATAATAGCCCTCGATATGATATTTATCAAAGGCTTTTTATAACCTTAATGTAAATAAGAGTATGTATATCGGAACTGAATTTCGTGAAAACTTCTATGTACGTACCGGTAAAAGAGGTACTGTGCATACTTATAACCGCAAAAAACGTGTAGTAGTGTTTAGGTGCGATGCTTGTCACGAAGTGTTTAATCGAGACAAAGGAAGCATGGATCCTAAGCGATTAAACAACAATTATTATCATGTATGTGGCTGTTGCGACGCTAAGAAATTTGCTCAATCAAAGGGTGTTGAAGCTCGCAAAGTATGGGACATGCCAGTAAGTAGCCTTAAGACGCTAGGCCAATTTTAGCTTTGCCAATCCTTGTCGCCTGGATGTACTTGACTGTATCCACGTTTCCATTCTTTTCTATATTGATCAGCTGGGAGTAATCCAGAAAAATCTAATTTCTTAGCAACTCTATCTTTGAGTTGCGGGTAAAGTTTTTGTATATATGATTTATCTTTACTTCGCTGGCCTATCATATCAATAAATCCACCTGGTCGATTATAACCTACATACCACTCAGTGGGTTCGGTTTTCTTTGGAGGATTACCACTGGTATATCCATTATTGTGTATTTTTAATTTTGACGGATCTGTATAATCGTTCTGCGGTTGGGGTCCAGTATCAGCAGGCGGTTTAGCTAGGGGATTTTGCCCTTCCTTGCGCCACGGAGAAATTTTAACACCCATTGTTTTAGCGTGATCAAAAAAACCTCTGGGGATTTTTAAGTCAGGATCGTATTGTATTTCAACTATAAATGGAGCCTGAATAGGTATAGGTTTATATACCTGTTCTTCAGTTTCGTATTTGTAATGCATCATAGCACCTACCTTAGGTACTACTTTGTAGCCGTGCTTACGTAAAGCATTTTTATCTATAACAAATTGAGCCACACCATGCCCGTAGGGAAAATGCAAGTATTGATTACGAGTTAGACTTATGCGTGGAATAGATTCTTCACCATTTTCTTGATCCATGTCTTGATCAAAGTCAAAGGGCTCTTGAGGTTTTAAAGCACCACTTTTTAATATCTTCATCATAGTAGGACCGTCTGGCACTCCGTGATATAAGAATTGATCGTTTACACCCTCGTCTAACAGTTCCCAGATTTTCATAGTAATATTATTTATTTTCTAGACCAACTCTAGAGCTAACGTTTAAAACCGTGAGCAAATTTTGTGTTTAATGCTAAACATACTTCAACAGCATCTTCAGAATTGATACATTGTACTACTTTGTTTCCTTGTCCGTCTACTACAAACGCATTAGCAGGCCTAAAAGGTAAAGAAAATCTAGCTAGAGTTTTTTCTTGTCTGTGCTGTTCTTGTCTTTCTTTTTCTTGTTGAAGCTTAAGGCGGTTTGCGTCCGCATGGGCTTGAGTGAAACCTTCTGCTTCTATATTTTCAATTAATCTAACGTAATCTCTAATAGTTTTCATATCGTATATTTATTCTACCCTAGGCCAAACCAATCCTACTTGAGATAATATTCCAGTTCATAATTTTCCACTGGTTATTGAGATATGATTTTTTGTCACTTCCGTAATCAAATTGAAATGAGTGTTCCCACCAATCAACCAACAGTATAATGTCCATCTTAATTTCGTGATTTTTAATTGTTTTAATCTTGCCATCACGGGCTAGATATACCCATCCACTACCTTGTATTTTCATAGCTTCTTTTTCAAAAGCATCGGTAAATTTATCAAATGTTTTGAAATGTTTGGTAATAAACTCACCCGCAGATCCATCGGGGTTGTTGGATCGGGTAGGTCTTTGAAATTGTGTAAAGTATATATCGTGTAAAAAAGCACCTGCTTCATTAAAATCTGGATCGCCTTCACCATCGTTAAATCGTGTAACATAGGCTTTGTACAATTTTCCATAATGATAGTTAATAGTATCTTCGCTTATACTGGGCTCTAAATCATCCTTGGCATAGGGTAACTTAGTTTGAACTAGAGTTTTAGGAGTATGACCTTCATTTAAAGTAATATGCTTGATAAAATTGTACATGGTATATTTATCTGTATTTTGTTAAGTAATCTTTTCTGTATTCTGCAAAGTTAGGCTCTAATCCGTATTCTTTAAGTTTAGAACATACTGCATGATATTGAAAATCATTCATATCTCCCCAGCTCCTGTGATTAGCACTAACCCATACGTGCGGTTTATGCTGTCCAATAAACCCAACGAAATATTCAAAATCTGCGTCAAAGTTTGGACCATCCCTGAGCATAGGATTACCCCAGTCATTGACTTTATAATGAAATTTATCTAGTCCGCCATTTTTTTCTGCCCACAATAGATATAGAATAAATTCGCTTTTATTACGGGTAGATTTAAACCATTTTGAAAATTCTGCAAGACCTTTAAAATATTCTATTAAAGACAATACCAAATGTGTGTTTAAAAAAATTGGAGTACATATAGACAGCGTATCGTCGGTTGGATATCCGATATCGGTATCTAATGCTGTTGCGTAAGCATCCCAGGTTTCGATAGGCATGACAAATTTGCCACTTCTATAAGGAAGTTTTTCATTTTCTATGGAGCAAGACCACGGATGGATTAAAAAATTTTGCGTATCTAAGACAAAATATCCTGGGTTAGCTATTTGTTTTGCGATAGCTAATTTTAGAATTTGTTGTGTTTCCCAACCGCTTGACCATTGATTAGTCATTCCTGGGCGCCAACTGGCCCACGGTGCATCGAATTCATGCCTATAGTAAGTATGTAGGTATTGATGAGTATAGTAGTGTTTAATCTTTTCGTCAAATATCGATTGCCATTCACTAGGATCTGCTTCGTTTACTACTATATAAACATCATGTCCTGGTGTTAAATGCTTGTAGATACTTTGTGCTTGTAATTCGAGCAATGCTAAGTCTCTAGCACAAGTCACAGTAACAAGGGGAAGTTTTTGCATATTGTTATATAGTAAATAAATAATCAACAGGAGATTATTATGAGAGAATTTATCAAAAAGATTTTTGCTTTAAAACCAAAAAAAGTAGAAACTGAAGTACCTTATAAATTAGAAACACCAACTAAACCGGTAGCTGACGATATTACTCGTGCAATGCTAGAGTCTATTCCAGCACCAACACCCGCTAAGAAAAAGCCTGCGGCTAAAAAAACTAAAACAACCAAACAATTAATCGAAGAGCGTTCCGATTACTTGCCAGAAACTAAAGTTAAGAAGCCACGTGCTCCTCGTAAGCCTAAAGCAGAGTAAGACTTTTAGCTTGCTCGTATAGAGCACGACTAGCTAAATTCTTGCCTTTAGACTCGCACATAATATCGTGCGAATTCAAAAAGCTCAAAGCCCATTCATTCGTTGCTGTGTTCCAGTAGAAGTCTGAATGAGCTCTGAGCTTTTGTTTTTTGTATCCGTCTAGAAGGAGTTGGGCATGAACAGGTGCGGTAGATTGGTCATGGTCCACAAGATAATCTTCTCGACTGACTGAATAATGACAAGTAGGCCGCACACCACGCCAACTATCCACAACACGCTTAACGCGATCGTCTGTCGAAGAGATATACTCCCCTTCGCGAATCCAGTGATGGTGAATATCGAGCACAATAGGAACGATATCGCTAATAGTAAGACAATCATTTAACCCCCATGAGTTTTCTTCATTTTCAATAGTAATGGTATTGCGGGCTTCGGGTGAGAGTAGCTTGTAGGCACGTCTAATACCTTCGGGACCTTGTTTACCCGAGATGTGTACATTGATTTTAAGATCCTGGAAGGTTTTACCGTAGCCCATGTATCGTGCCATATCCGCATGATATTCAAACTCCTCTATAGAGCGGCCAACAATGCCTGGATTATCACTTGCCAAGACAGTAAACTGGCCAGGATGAAAAGACAACCTAACATTGTGCTCACGAGCAACATCACCAACTTCTCTAAAGTGCCGCTCGCAGTAGTCCACGACGTCAGCACGACGCCAAAAATAACTCCAGTCAGCTTGAGTATATACAGGTAAAATATCACTACTAATACGGACCATACGTAAATGTTCATTCAAAGTTCCTACTCTAGTTACAAGTTTTCGGGTAGATTCGATATTCTGAACCATTAGGTCCCATAGCTTTTGTTCTGCTACTTCTGTTGTCTGTTTATTTAACCAAGTAACTGTAGTACCGCCAGTATTGTACTGTTTGGCATCATCGTTAGCTTTGATACCTTCAGTTTGTTCTGGATGGTCGATCCATTTGCAGGCAAAGCCGATACGTTTCATAATGTGTAATCAATAAAAATGGACATAGTGTATTATAACACTATGTCCTTATAGAGTCAAACTCTTTGATTAGCCTTCGTATGTAGCCGAATTACCAGCATGTTCAAACACTTCTACACTCTTAATTCGAACACTAGGGTTTAATGGATAACGATGGTTGCCATTTACCAATAAATCTGCCATTTTGTCATAGCACATTTTAGCAAATAGTTCGCAACCCACACCGGGTACAATGCGTAAATCGCATACACCCGATCTACGATAGGGCTCTACTTGTACACGTTCTGGATTGTTATCATGTTCTGGATTGGAACTCCAACCTGCCATTAGTTTGAATCTATCTAGCAATGGATCATCTTCGGCAATTACAGTGGTATGATCAAACATATAGTCTGCCCACGCCTTAAATTCCTTGAGTCCGCCAAAGTCCATACCCCAGTTCTTTTCGTCCAATGTATCACATTCAAAGATTAATTTGATACCAATTGAGTATCCATGCAATAATGAGCAGTGACTATGTGTGGCACGCCATTGTCTAAAACAGCATGATAAGCCACGGTCGTTACCGTATGTTTTTGTTGAGTAAAATTTTGCCATTGTCTTCTCCTAAAAGTAGCAATGACATGCAGAGTTTATATTGCGGGATGAATGCCTAAGTCCGCATAATATAATTATACACTTTTATAGTGTAAGGTCAATAGTATTGATTAACCTATCTGTCCAAATGATGCCCACTGTCCTGGTGTACCACTTGCAATACACACCCAGCCAATATGTCCACCTGGTACTGGAGCAATGTTCCAACAGATATCTCCAAGATGATATATTCCTGTAGTAGGAGCCATTCCACCATTGGTAAAACGTTTGCCTCCAATATTAACATCTCCATTAACACTAAACTGTAGTGTAGGATCTGGAGTATTGATATTGATACTCAATGGACCAAATACACGAACAGCATTATTTTGAAGAACAGGATCACCAATAGTAAGTTGTTCTGTGTCTACACTAATAATTTTTTGGCTGCCCAGTTTGAATGAAAAATTATTTGTGCCTAAAATTCCACTGCTAGTTAATTGTAAAGATTGTGATCCGCCAAGCGAATCGACTAGAGTTAATTGTTTGGAAGTTGTTGTGTTTAATGTAGTTGTTCCTGCAACTTCAAGACTTCTTAATACGCCTAGTCCTTGTAAATTACTATTAACAATTCCAGAACCTAAACCATTTGCTTGTAGTGCAACAACACCGTTGATATAGTAACTTTGACTTGGTCCGATATCAAAACTTTCACTAGTCCATAAACGATCTGGACTACTCATCATGATTAGCTGACGTGTTTGCCCAGTACCAGTCCATGTTAAACCTAGACCATAAATTGCATTATCTGTGCTAGCATTAAACTGTAAAGGACTGCTACGAGTAATACGTGTGTCAGTTTGAATACTTTGTGCATATACTGTACCGTATACGTTCAATACTCCGCCACCGTTTACTGGATCGCCGATATTAACTACACCAGTTGATTTAACTGTAATACGCGGTAAATTATCTGTAAGGATTTGGAAATCACTACTGGTAAAAGTACCAATAGAACCTTTGCCTAATTCTCTGCTACCGATATCTAATTGAACACCATTTGTTAAAATACTGATAGAGTCTGTTGGTTCTGCTGTTCCAAGACCAATGCGATCTGAACTATTATCGATAAAAGCAAATCCGCCTAAACTTGTGTATCCTGATACCTGTAAGGATTTTAAAACACCTAATTGTTGTAAGTTACTGCTGGTAATAGTACTACCTAATGCACTGGCAGTTATTACAGGAATGTTGTCAATGTTATAGCTAGATCCTTGTTGCAAATCTATATTGCTATTAGTCCATAAACGTCCGCCACTACGATAAATTAATTGAGTAAGACCGCCACTATAACCCCAACTAAACCCTTTGCCGTTTAGTTCGTTTTCTGTTCCATAATTCCATTGCCCCACTGAAGCTAAAGAACCGTTAGGAGTAACTAGGTTTTGAACATTAAATGTGTTGGTTGTAATAGTACCTGCAACTGTCAAATTTTGTTCGACTTGTACATTACCGGTAACTTCTAAATGATCATTAATTTCGTAGGCCATGGATAAACACTCTCTTTTAAGTATTTATCCACGTTTCGAAAAAGGATTATTGTACTTTTAACAGTACTGTATCCTCATTAATGCGTCCATTCATTTTAGTGTCTGTAGCATTAATATCTTCCAAAAACTTGCGTAGTTGTACTTTGCCTGCGGCTTTGAACTCTTTCAGCTTGTCTTCGGGTTTACGTACAGTCTTTTGGATGCTTTTGAATTCATCAAATCCTGTAATTGTAGTTCCTTTAACACCCAAATCGTTGAATTCGGAGGCTACATACTTGCCCAATTTACGAGTCTTAGTGTTAAAGATCCAAAGTTCCTTAGCACCAATAATGTCTGTCGGGTTGATACTAACTAATTTCAAAGGTTCATTGCTCTTCATGTACTTCATTTTGGCAACAACCTTCTCTTTTGGCTGTGTTTTACGAGCACGTGGCGCACGATTAACTTTGGCTTCTTGAGCAAGCATATCGCAAGCACTCATGATTTCTTGGTAAAAAGCAATCAAATTCTTGATTTGCTTCTTACTACGATGGGCATAGCCCTCACGTAACTGCTCGTCTGCTTTGCCGGATGCCAACTCCTCCAGTTCAGCTAAATCCCTGCTGTAGAGGGTTTTAATAAGTCTAGCATGTGCGGCTTTGACTTGTTTGCCCTTGAGCAAGTTAAGCACTTTGAACGCTTTTGGATCAAAGTTTTCTGGATCTGTTTGGAAGCCTTCAATAGCGTCTTCCAATTCTTCAGTCATTCGATAAGCGGCTTCTTTGACACGCTCTTGAATTGAAGGCTGAACTACTACAGGCTTGTCTGTAATCACTTCGTCTTCGTCTTTGTCGTTCTTGCCAGCTTCAATTACTTCTACAATCTGCTCACGCAACCATGCACTTGTGTCTCGACCTTGATTAAAGTCTGCACGAATAGATGGCATACCACGTAACAAACAACTTGCAATGGCACCCATTGTAGTGTTGCAACGATTATCTTTGGTTTTCTTAAAAGCTGTAATGTCAGCTTTGGTACAACCAGTATCAGTCATCCATTTGATAACCGCAGGCTTCAAATCTTTACCGCTAAATTCCAAACGGTAATAGCTCATAGCATTGTGCCAGTGACGCTGAAATTGTTCAGCTGTCATTTTCTCAACATCGTCCCAAACTGGACTGTGATCTTTCACAGCTCGTGTGCGATGTGCAGTTACCTGCTTTTTGGTAACGCGAGTTTTAGTTGCTGTCTTTGCCAATTTCTGCTCCTGCTTTGTTTAACATGTATATATTATAGCTTCGAACTACTTAGCTGTCAACTGTAAAATTGGTAAGTTAGTACCTACTTACATAGCTGATAGAACTTTTCCATTTCGGGAAATGCTTGTAAGAAATTGGTTCCTCTGCGTCTGTCGTGCTCGTTTACAAACTTGTAAAAGTCTCTTCTCCAAATTTCTAAACCTTTCATCGGACTAGCAAGTAAAGATTCGAAAAGTTCATATACTCGTTGCATACGATCAATTTCATAATCAGTATAGTATCCTTTGTTTACTTTCATATATTCTAAACTTGACAATGTGATTGGTAGGAAATCTTCTGTAAGCATACCAACAGTCATCCATTCCGGATTACGCAAATAAGGAATATCAATACCTACCCATCTTTTGCTAGTCACATACTTCTTCTTTAATTCCAAAAAGTCTGTCAAAAACCCTGTATAAGAATTAACTGATAATGCATTGTATGTTGACATTACAATTAATCTAGTATTAGGGCTTTCGCTTAACAATAAATTACAGTTATCAAGCCATTCGGTATAGTTCAAACCAAATCTTATATATTCGGCTTGGACTCCTTGTGCTTCGCAACTTGTATAAATTGTTAAAGATTTAACAGCATTTTTCTCATGTATGACTTTTATCTTTTTAATAAATTCGTCTATAAGTTTTTTTGGAACACCTAAGTTACTGTTAATGCCCAATTCTAAATTAGGATTAGGATTATCAATGATATAGTCTAACACTTTGAAGGTATGTTTAGTCATTAAAGGCTCGCCGCCTGTAATGCGGAAGGTATGCAAATTAGGATATAATTCGGGCCACCATTGCCAAAACGCATCTACATAAGGATTTTCTTCTCTTTCAGGTATCGGCATTTTATGATCATCTTCAAACATCTTTAAATGATTATAATTTAAATGTGTAGGGTATCCGCCAAACTGTTGTATTTCTTCCATCCATTTACTGCTAATTTCTGGACTACAGTAACTACATTTAAAATTACATCCGTAACTAAAACTAATTTCTAAATAACTGGGATTAATATCTTTTTCCCACCCTGCGTCTATAACTTCTTTAAAATAAGGTAATGCCCACTCGTCTGCACTTTTGTATGTTCTATCACTGAACGCATCGGTCTTATCTTCTACGTTCCAGCAGTACTGACATTCACTAGGACGAGTACCAGTCATCATTTGTTTACGCAATTCTTTTTTATATTCTGTATTGTGTAATGCACTAGGATTACGTTTAATTTCCTCAATAGGAATTACGTGAGTTTTAGGATGATGGCAACTATGGGTATGACCGGTAGGCAGGTGTACAGTTACTTGTTTCCATTTGGCCAGACACATACCTGGACCAATCTTATCCAAGTCGTGTTTAACGTGTTTTAATTTTCTATCTTGCACAGATTTTTTTATATTTCGAATTAAGTCCATAGGCCTTGACGCACTTTGATAAGACGAATCATCATAGCTTCATCTTCGGCCTCGTAAGCCTCTTCCATCTTGTGCATTTTGTCCATAGCAACACGACTCATCTCGGCAAGCTCAGGACTTTTTTCTTTGCCAAAACTTAGACGGCCACTATTGGCTAGACGTGCGGCTTCACAATAAGCACTCCAGCCGCTTGCCTCCATTGGTTCTGGTCGATTACGATACACAGTAGTCCACCAAAGATACAGCTCTTTAATTTCCTTAGCATTATTGGCTTGGAAAGTTGGAACGGCTTCGTGCTTCTGGTCATCGTCAAGAAACTCTTCGTTAGTAAGAGTACTAGCCCAATCTAAGTAAGCAAGTCCTGCTTCTGGGCAACGCCAAGTACGCCAGCGTAACCAACCACTGCGATACCAGGGAACATTATATTTCTTCTGTTCTTCGCTGTTCCACATTACATAATGCCACGCTTGTTCGATTTCAACAAAGTCCACAAGTTCGTTAAACAAACATGGAAGAAAACGATTACCAACGTCACTCCAACGGCCAGGGCGGATATCACGAGGGTGGGCAGTAAGAGCATGACTCTTACTAACCCAACGATTGTTGATGTAGTAACGGATGTCATTTAGTCTGTCCGGTATGTAAAGAAAAAAGCCTTGAATATTGTCAAGCAATTCTTCTGCGACCCAGTAGCGAAAGTTATGTCGCATTTTAGCAGTGGTACGCCATTCGTCCCAGTCTTCACTAGTAGCGGCACTTAGTTTTTTAGTGCCACGAACCCAGTCTGCAAATTTTGTACATGACCAATAATTACGCATTTCTATTCCTTTCTAAAGTATAAGTTTTCATGTTAAACCATCCAGTTATAATATATTTTTCTTGTGTAGGACTAGTTTCACCTCTGTGAGTAAAAGTCCAATCAGGTGGCCAAATAAGTGTTAATCCTTTTTCAGCCTTAATTTTCATTCCTTGATACAAAAATTCTGTACCGCCTCCATCATCTACTGTATTCAAATAAGTCATAAAGACTAAATGTCTTGTTACAATAGGCCAATCTAATCCTTCTCGTTCTAAATGCCATGCTTTAAAACCGCCGCCTGGAGCATAATATTGTACTTGTGTTGACTCTATCATGTCAACCGCATCGATTTTAGAATGAGGATATTTTTGATAGTATGCGTTCAAACATTTGAATAAATGCTTCAAATAATAATACGGAACTTGCCCCGGCGGCAACATTAAATCGATTGAATCTTTTTTAGACTTGTCAACTTCTTTGTTTGCACCGTACAATCCTGGACTTAAATTTGAACTTGTTTTATGTAACTCTATAAGACGATCGCATACTGTTAGGTCAGTATACCACCCCATGATAAAATTGTTTTGGGAATTTAAATAGTGCTCTTCCATGAATTTACTGGTTCCGCCTTAATTTCATCTTCTGTACAACTAAGAGGTTTACCATTTTCATTTAAAAATGTAGTACCCCAAATTTTACCGCCGTGTTCAAATTCAACATAAGTTTCGCCGTACGCACAGAATTTTCGAGTAATGACATCCTCACCTGGTTCAGGCCAACATATAATTGCCACTACTACGGCTAATAGAGCACACGAAATTTTTGTAAAACGATTCATGTTAAATTTTTTCACCAGCTGTAAATCCTCTAAATCCTTTAAAACGTGGAAATCTTAGACTGTATGATCCGTCTTGATTTTGAGTAACCGCATCAGCACGAACTTCAACAATATTACCAAGCAGGCTACCACGATCGGACCAAAAAGAATCGCGGTCATTATCAGTGAATCCTGAGCCAACGTTGACTTTAATAAGTTTACCATCATCCTCACCTTCGCATACAAATGCACCTAATTTACCTACATTTTTACCTGTACCTTCTTCTACTGCGGTTACTGCCAGGCTGACTTCAATGAATGGTTTCATTTTTAACCAACTAACTGTTCGCTTGCATTCGTAAGGTGCATGCGGATCTTTAATCATAATACCTTCATATCCACCTGCAATAGCCTGTGCATTAATTTCTTTAAATCGTTTTTGTCCATCATCCGTGTCCAAATTGACTTCTTCGAATGTTACATATTTCACATTGGGCAATTCTTCTTCATGTTCGTCTACCCATGTAGATACCATTTTACTACGAACATACTGCGGATAATCACTACTACCTGCTTCAAAGTGTGCCAGTTGACAAAAATCAAACAAATATAATATGGCGTCATTTGCCTGTACATCACTCTTGCGATGTACTTGTTTCATTAAGTCTTGGAAACTGCTAGACATGATTTCACCATCTAAAATCAAATCAAATGGTGGAGGATTCTTTTTAACTACAGCACTAATCTGTTCTGCAATATGTGGAAAATTTACAAGTTCTTTACCATTGCGACTAAACATATCTACCCGACCATCTACCCGCACAACTGTAATAACTCGAACACCGTCTAATTTAACTTCAACCATTTTGAGACCAGCAACTTTGGTTTCATGATTGGCACTGTCATGAGCAAGTTGACAAGCAAATACAGGAATGGCGTAGTTAGGATAATTCTTTTCCACTACTTTGTTGATAGTCTTTTCGCTTACGCCACAGCGTAAGTCTTTAATAAGGATACGACGATACCAGCCATTCCATTCTTTCTTGGTGGCTGATTTCATCATAGTTTCGATCATAGTCCTTGCTGTATTACCGGTGACATTGCGAGTAGTGAAACCAGTAAGAGCGAGAGTAAAACTATCCCAAGGTAACCCAGGCCCATCTTCATCTTGTTTCTCCGGTATTTGTTTAAGTCCAAAAGTAATCATTGGATCTAGTGCAAGCCTGCAACCTTCAAAAAATTCATTATTGCCTTCTAGGGCAATAGCTTCAATGATGGCTTCTTTGTTTAGACGACTAGGATGACTTTCCAAATCCCAAATATGACTAGCACAACGACTCATAAAGACTCCAATAATTATTTGTATAAGTTTGTATTATACAGAGTAATTATCAATAAGTCAACCAGAGGTTAGTTCTAAATGGTTTGCCTTCGTAGGCATTTTCTAAATTACGTAGAATTAAGTTTTTCATTCTGCGTATAATTGGATGATTGTGGTTGTAGTTAAATGCTTTTAAATAACTATTCCAAGTTGAGTTTTTATGTCTACGGCAAATATCGGAATCTAAATATTTGCCAATATTGTTAGGATCGTATCCAAAACGATCAATTAGTTCACAGGCAGTATTGAACGCATGAGCTCCCATTTCATCTGTATCACCATAGTATTCCTGTTCTTTACGAGTTTTGTTTAATTCTGCTGTACTTTGGTATCCAGGAATAGTTTTAAAATTTCTAGCACGAAACTGTCGCATGTGTACAACTTCGTGTAGAACAACATCGGCAAAACGAAAAGCCATACGTTTGAAACGATATTGGGTAAGTTTTATTTTGGTCTGGTCTGGATTAAAATTGAAATTAACTTCTATTGCAGGTTTACCCTTTTTATCCAGTCCACTATAGTAGACTCCGCCCAAAAAAATACAACCCATTGTGGTCGGAGCATGTATGCACTTTTTAAGTTTTATCGGTAAGTACTGCTTAACATGCCTATTAATACGCTTTTGAATTTGGCTGGGAGATAAATCTTTGCCTACTATTTCACTGTTAAGTGAGTAGAACATAGAGTATAAAGAACTTCTATCAAGTTTAGACCAATCAAACGGTAGTTGGGCCATAGCACACTCCTAGACATAGCTATTTATACTATACTATGAAACCCAATTATATACACACTTTATGGGCGTTTTGTCACGATTTCGTCAATCAATCCAAAATCTAGTGCTTCTTGGGCACTCATAAAGTTATCCCGTTCCATAGCTGTATAAAACTCATCAAACGTCTTGCCCTTACTATTATGGTTAACATATAGTTGGGTAAGATTTTGCTTCATTTTTAGGATTTCTTTTACTTGGATTTCCATGTCTGTAGCTTGTCCACCAGCACCACCACTAGGTTGGTGAATCATGTGTCTAGCGTTTGGTAGCATTTTACGCTTGCCAGGAGCACCAGCAGTAGCAAGCAAACTTCCCATACTACAGGCTTGACCCATGACGATGGTGCTAACGTCAGGCTTAATGAATTGCATAGTATCGTAAATAGCCATGCCCGCTGTAACCACACCGCCGGGACTGTTGATAAAGAAGTTAATATCTTCATTACCTTGACTTTCTAAAAATAGTAGCTGGGCTACGATTAAACTTGCTGAATGTTCGTTTACATCTGTATCCAACATAACGATACGGTCCTTGAGCAAGCGACTGTAAATATCATAACTGCGTTCACCTCGAGCTTCTTGCTCGATTACCATCGGTACTAAATTAGGCATTGTTTTCCTCTATTTTATCAATTCCATAAAAACTTTGAAACGGTATACTATATACCGAATAATGCAATGCTTCGTTAATTGTTGCAAAATATTTAACGAGCATATCGCCTGTTGTTGAATAATATCTTAACTTATACATTTTTCTTTGTAAATGGTTCTAAATTTGGTGGAACCCACCCGACTGGCTTTAATACCTTACCGTCTTCACGCTTACGCACAAGTCCAGTTTCTTTATCAATTTTAGCAAAGTTGGTACCCATAACTTCTCGCCAAGCACCTTCGATGTCGGCACCCATACTGTGTGCGGCACCGATAGTAACAACTAAAATATCTGTTAATGCATCTAAAACTTCTGTGCTATCACAATCGTTAATGGCAACTTTTAATTCGCCAAGTTCTTCTTCAATCAAATTAACATATAAATTGAACTGGGAAACATTCCAATCGTCTGTTGTTTGATCGCATGCCTTCATAAATTTTTCTTGATCGCGGAATGGGTTCATTATATCTCCATTGTTAGTGTAAATTCTTTGTCATGTTGGCTGAGATAAAAACTAGCCAATTTAAACATGGTACGTGCATGTTCGATATCTACAGGCACTATAATACGTTCGCCATCGCGTAGCTGGCGCAATTCTTCTGCATCTTGTATAGCTTGATGCTCTATGGCTTCGTAGTCTTGAGCCATTTCCATTAGTTCAATTTCATTATACAGCATTTGATGTATCGTATGTTTGATTAAAAATATCTTTCTTTACTACACCGTAGTCACCGGCATCATGACGAACAATATAGTCTTCACCTGCCTTATACGCTAGTGATTGCCCATTATATTTTAACACTACCGAACCGTCGTGATCTGCCAGTTTAGCATGTTTATGAATTTTCTTGGGAGTAGCAGTACCGTCTTTGTTGTCATCATAATATTCTGCAAATTTTGCAGGACTCACTGGATATTGCTCGCCTTTAGGCCCAGTAATAATTTTATCACCAGCTAGATAGTCTACCGGACCTTCTAAGGTTTCACTAGTACCTGGAGCAATAGCAGTTTTATAATGGATAGGCGTAGGATTTTTGAATGTTTCAAATGATCCTGTCTTGAACCAATCGTCAGTAATACCTTCCATTGTTTCTATAATGTTTATAAATTCTCTAATCATTTTGCCAACCTTATGTTTACATAAACTAACACAGCATTAACCAATGCCCACAAATCGTCTCCCTTTGAAAAACAATCGATAGCCGCTAGACAACACCAGCCGGCAACGAACATGGCAATCTTAGGTTGGTTGCGGATAAACCATTCATGCATTTTCTTCTTCCTCTATGCCTTCATATTCAGCAAGTTGTTTTTGGAAAGTCTTTAACTGCTCAATCAAATTAGTAATACCGCCATGATTCATAGTAATAGCACTATAGCCCATTTTGAACTCTAGCCTGTTATCACTGTTCATTCCTAGACTATAATAAGTTACGGCAGGTTTCTTTGGTTCGGGAGTATAACCGCCACCATCTCCGCCACCGTGTTCAGGCTCTTTAGGAAATGGAACTACGTTACTAGGTTTCTTAAAAAATAATTTATCTAACATATGATTCTCTCTCATGTTAAGCCAGCGAGCCAGCGGATTACATACTAACGGTAAAGCTACCATAACAAGCCATACCAACTCTACAAGCATAGTATAGTCTCTGTAAGGACTAAGAGCAACCAATACGGTTACACTAAGATAAAGAAGACCGCTCCAGAAGAGCCAATGTCCTCCGGTGCGGTCAAACAATTTCATATTACTTGCCCAAGTTCAAGAATGGAACTGCGCCACTTGCCATTGTACTAGGCAACTTGCCGTCCCACTTTTCAATTGCCTGCAACTGAACATATTGTACGCCACCGTTAGATTGGATAGCCTGTGCTTGGATAGCAATAGCCTTAGCTTCACCATCCGCTTGTGCAATACGTTGTTCAGCTTCTACTTTGATACGAGCTAAGTCTTGTTCAGCCTTTTGCTTGTTCTGTGTAGCAATAACTTTCTGTTCAACAGCCGCTTGATATTCTTGACTGAATCCAAAGTTAACCAAACTGATTTCACTGATATCCAAACCGTACTTGCCTACTTTATTCTGTAGTTCAGTATGGATAGCCGCACTTACCTCATCACGCTTGGTTACCAATTCTTCACTGTTATAGTGGGCAGTGGTAGCTTTGAATGATTCGTTAATAGCTGGCAACAGGATCTTGTTTTCTAAATCCAAACCAAACTCTTTGTACATAGTAGCGGCCTTGGCACCATCAATACGATAGTTAACTACGATGTCTGTATGCACAACCTGCAAGTCTTTAGTACCTGCTTGAGCACCTTTCAAGTCCGCTTTTACAACACGAACTTCAACTTCCTTAACCTGACTGATTGGGTTTACAAAATGCAAACCTTCACTCAGTGTTTCTGGATTAACAGTTCCTAGCGTAACCTGTACACCAATGTAACCTGCTGGTACGATTGTAAATGACTCAAATGCTGTAAACAAGATTACAGGTAACAAAGACAACACCCAAAGACGTTTGAGCATACTTGGATGTGCTTTGATACTGTCTGTATCTTCCTTGATACGCTTGGCATAAGCAACTGCGTTTTCATAATTGGTTTTGTTGTTATAATCAACTAGGCCAAGGCCCACTAAGACTACAATACCAAATAATACCCCAACAACGATTGTGAACATATTTTTCCTTAATTCATTTCTTTAAATGCTTGTTCTTGGCGACTTGCCGCGAACTCGCGTTGTTTTGCGGCTTCTTTAGCCTTACGCAAAATATTAGCATCACCTGTTGGCAAGGCCACTAATACATAAGTACGGAACCGTGTACCTTCTGCTACACGCTTGACTTCACGAACTTCTACACCAGTTAAGTCTACATCCTTACAACTCATGCGAATAGCTGATTCACTAAGCTCTGTACTAGTCACTTCGCTGTCTGTACGATAAATCTTAGTACGCTGGTTAGCAGTACCACCAGCGGTCATACAAATCTTTGCAAATGCATCTGCTTTGGCTTTGATATCACTCATACTGAAGTCTGAGCTTACAGCGGTACCAGATTCAAATACTGCACTATTACTGAGAGGTAGTTTAGTCATCCAGTCTGGTGCTTTACTCAAAGCTCGTTCGACATAACGTTCTTGACGTTCACGTTCATTGTCAGCTCGCTTTTGATAAGGATCAGTTGTACCACAAGCCGCCAGCATAGCAACAATTGGTACTAGTAGTAAAGATTTTTTCATATTAATTCTTTCCGCGGAGTCCGCCAATAAAGCCTTTAATAAATCCGTAGACTGCATATAAGATACCACCTAGCACAAATAATATAGACACGTCAGTCCAAAAATACATCATTCCGTGATTAAAAAATGAATTCATTATTTTCCACCCATTTGTTCTTTTGTCCATTCTGCGGACGATTGAATATCCTTACCAATGCCTGCTACAGTCGAGCAAGCGGCAAGGGCCGAAACTAAAATCAATGCAAACAATGTTTTCATTTTGTTTTCTCCAATGTAGTTATAACAATAGCATTAGTAGTATCTACAGCAGTACCAAACAAATTCTTAGTAACCGCAGGATACAAAACTGCCAAAGTTAAAACAATGCCTAAAATAACGCCTTTCATACTATTGCCTTTCTATGTTTGTTGAACATGTCTATATTATACTATAACAATTACCACTTGTCAACTACGATCCAGTTGTTTTCATCTTTTGGATCTACCTGACAAATAACACCAAAATAGTCTTTAATTTTTTTATCAACTACTCCAGATTCTTCAAACAATCGACATTTATGTCCGTTGTACTTAAAATACTTTTTGACAGCAGATTCGTTGACTTCGCTTTCCAAAATGGTATCACCGATTTTAACTCGTAGGTCGACTCCTCCAGTTTCTTTACAAATAGTAGCAGTTTCGTTACTGACTTTGCCGTCTTTCTCAATAGTAACTGTGGTAGTTTTACATTCGTTGGCAACTGCCAGCTGACTCACCAAAAGCATTAAGAATAGTATTTTTTTCATGATTGCTCGCAACTGTAAGCATACCACCAAATTGTGGCTTTTAAGCGACTATTATAGACACGATCGGGTTCGCTGAGTTTGTCAGGATCTTGATCAAAGTTTAATTTTGTTTGGATAGTTTTAAGTTGTTGCAACTGTTGATCTTTCAAACTGCAATCAACAGGATAGTCCCGCAACTGTTGGTAAGTTAGGGACTTATCTTCGTCTACACAAGCCGTAAGCAATAACGCTGACAGCAATAATGCATACTTCATTTTGAACTTTCGTTTAGTTACTATATGAGTATTATAAACGAGTTAGCGGTATTTGTCATCTAATTCGACGCTCGAAAGTCCAGCTATAGTTTTGAACTTTTCAAAAGCCTTTTTGGCTGTAGGATTCTTTTCCAATTCACTATTGGGTAATACAGCTTCTAGCCAAATTTCTGGACGGCGACTAGGGTGTGCTCCAAATTGACGTGGCTGGTGTAGTTTACCAGTTTCTAGTAATTCGATGCTAACACTTCGAAATCGGTCTTCGTCCTCAGCTTGATAAGCTACCCATTCAGGATTACTCAAACCATAGGGCTCGTGATATCCTTGCCAAATACTCTCCCATTGTACATCATTTCTAGGATCAAAATCTGTACGGCTAATAATGATGAGAACATCGTCAATGTCTACTACTCCATCGACAATGTCTCTAACGCATCGACTATAACTAAGTCCAATTTTCATTTTGTTTGCTCTGCAATTCTTTTATAACCAAGTGCATTAGGGTGGATATGGTCTGGCTGTAATTGATTATTGGTAATTACAGTATCTCCAAACTCCTTGGCAACAATACTAACAGTCTGCATAATTGCTTGGATACTTACTTCACTTTTAGGATTATTACCAGCAGGCATGATCCAAAACACTCTATCAGCTTTAGTCAGTCTACGAATAGTACGTAGTTCCTCTTCAGTCTTAATATATTTGTGATCATTTGATCCAAGACTAATAATTACAGTTTTGGCTTCAAACGGACTCTTGCCAACATTCTTATTAAGCCATTGATAACTATTAAGTCCACCTGTAGCATATGATACACACTCGGGGCGTACCTGGGCAGTACCTACAGCAATACTATCGCCCATTATTAGACAATCAATCATTTAACACCTTCCTCTAGCTCTTGCACACGAGCCTGTAATTGTTTTACTGCATCTTCTAATTTTTCAATATGCTCTGCAACTTGTTGCATAAAGTCGTTGGTATTATTACCAGTTACTCGTAGCATTTCAGCTACAGTAGTTGTTACAATTTCTTCTGCCATATTAAATCTCCAATAAAATATTAGGGTTCCAACCTGTGTCTTCGCTGTAACCATCGTTTTCGTAACCACGTGGATTACAAACAATTCTAGTCTCTCCAATCTTATAATCGAAAGGACAATGTGTATGTCCATGTGTCCACAACACGACCTGTGGGTGATCCAAAATGAACTCACTTAGATCACTATGATAGCCACCGTTCATGAGTGTCTCATGAGCATACTGTTCGTGTACACTTTGGAAACTTGGACTATGATGCCCGACCACAACACACTTTTTGTCCTTATGTTCTTCGACAATCAGCTTGATGTAGGCAAGAGTCTTATCGTGTCTGTGAGCGACATCCAACGCACTCATAGGAGCATAGCTTCTGTAGTCGTTACGAATGATACGAAAATCGTTCATCATACCTTCAATAGCATGCATGGTTAATGGATCACGCCGGTTCATGTTGGTCCACAGCGTACCACCAACAAACACTACATCATCGATAATTTTAGTGTCCTGTTCCAGCATATAGATGTTGGGAAACTTGGCGCACTCTTCACGCATGTAGTCAATACCTGCATAGAACTTTCCATTGTAGAATTCATGGTTACCCATAATATAGATTACATGTGGAAACTGAAAACTGCAACGCTTTAGAAAGTCACGGAACCGTTGAGCACGTTCTTGTCTACGACCCAAGCCGGTGCCATTGGCAATAGCCCGTTGATCGGCAGTATTACTAAGCTCAGGATGGTCGTGGAGATCCTGTGCGATCATAATATCGCCACCAAGGATCAGTACATCATAGTCCTGATCATTTTGAATGTTGATGTCACTGAACTCTAAATGGAGATCACTGACTAGTTTGATTCTCATACGCTTACATGTTTAATTAATTTAAACAAATCCTTTTTATTTTTAGGAGACCAAAACTTTCCAGACTTGCCACAAGGACTAGAACTAAGTCTTTCCATACTGCAACTAGGATAGTATGCCGGAGTAACTTTATGTCCTGTAACAAAATTTTCTTTAGTACTTTCTGGAACTAATTCTCGATGGCAGTACCATGTATGTAATTTCAATGGATTCCATTTTGCATGTTTACAATCTTTACATAAAACAGTTTCGCTCATTTATTCTTCCTCGTTTATTTCTTCCCCAAAATGATATTCAGGGTGTTCATTTTTAAACTTTTTAACATCCTCTTTATTATACTCGCCTTTTTCAACTTTGTCAATAAAGTCTTTAAGCATCTTATTCATCCAGTCATTGAACGTCATATTCTCAGTATGTGCGGCCTTGAATGCAAACATCAGCAAGTCGTCTGGCAAGTCCAGGGGAATGCTTATATCTGTGCTGTATTCTTCTCCTGCTTTGATAGCTAGGCATTTTTGAATGAAATCGTCATCCACTTCTAAGTCAACATACTCGATATTGTCCCATGCTTCATTTAAATTAATAAAATTGCGTTTAGCTTCTTTGGCATATTTTTTCTGCTTGTCCTCGGCAATCATACGATAAGCACGATCATTGGTATAGTCGCATACTGAAACTTCATAGACCTTTTGAGTCTTAGTACTGAATACAATGTTAAAACTGTATCCACCTTTGCCGTGGATACCATTCCAACTAGATAGTTGATATGAGTTAGGACCATAACAAGCCCAACCATAATCACCACCTTCAGTGATTTTATAGCCTACCAACTCCATCCATTCTTTCATAGTAATCATTGCTCGAATCCTTCTTTGAGTAATTTATTTTCTTCCAATTCTTCTTCCGGAGTATCAAAATCCTGACCGCCATGTTCTACACACACTGTCTTGATCCAACCACCTGGGGTCTGTGTTCCGGGCTTGCCACATTCTTCGCAAGTTACGCCTGACATTGATTCTGCCATGTCAACAAGTCCGCGAATGTATTCATCACCGCCTGTGTAGTAGAAGCGTAGGGTGCCAAACTTTTCTTTAACTTGATCCAGAGTTACTTGCGGAACTTCTGCGGGAATTTCACGCGGGGGATCTTTGATAAGTTCTTGCTTACGTTTTTCTACGTAATCTCGATTTAGCATGTCTTTCATATCCTCGTCGAATAATGTAGAGTCACCGGCTTTGAGTTGTTCAGCCATCTTATTAAATTTGATAGCGACTTCACGTTGTCTAATCTTCCAATCAATGTGATGCTGAATATTACCCATAAGCTGATTGAGAATCTGGAACCAACCATCTCCACATTCAAAGCCCCAGCACATACAAGTCTCCTGCATTGACTTGTCACGATTAACCATCATCTTTGGATATACCTTACATAGGTATTCGTCTAGTTCTCGTTTCATATAATTTTCCCCAATCCGTTGTAAATTAGTTGATCCAACTCTGTTTGGTAGTCTTGTCCTTGTCTACGTTTGAGCCAAATGGCAGTGAGCAGTTCGCGACCATCGCCACTGGCTCCGACTGCAAGTCCACGTTTTTCCATTTCTTCTAAAATATCCTCATCATCGAAATCGTCTAAGTCAACATCAATCTCGACTTCTTTATAAACTGTAGTGTATCTGCTCATTTTATTTCATCCGATGTTTCTGGAAAGTGACTGATAATTAAATCTAATGCTTCAATGGTACGCATATTAGTTACTATGTCATCTGGATGCAACCAATAGCCATCTGGGTTAGATTCTGTTTTAGGATTCTTCTTCCACTGTTTTAGTTCTTTTTTAAGATAAGCACGATAGTCCTTTAAGTTAAGACTAGTAATGCGATCAGCAGTTTCACCATCAATCCATTGATAGGGTTTATGTTTTGCCTTACCCATTAGTATACCTCTTTGGTAATAGTAAACTCTTCTTTAGGCCATTTGGCTTTGAACTCATCTGTCTTTACATATTCATTGTATGCTTTAGCATCAAAGAATACTTTGGTAAATTCTGTCTTATAACTACTTTTTTTGGTAATTGTTAAGTAAACCGATTTCGCTGTACCCGCCATTATTGTGCCGCCTTTACATAGTTAAGTCTGGTCTCATCGTTTCCATGTTTCCAGTGTTTGCTGTTATCTTTTACTTTTGCTTTGACAATGACGCATGGTCCACGTTTCAGTTCTGTTTGACTCATCCAACTTGCCATTTTATTGTTTATTATAGCACAGATGTTCCATCCGTCAAAGTTCTTTGATTTAATTACCTCAAGAATTTCACAATCTAAATCTGCCAAACGATCTCCAGGACTTCCTAAAAATCCTTCGTCAACTTGACGTGAAATCTTTTTAACTTCATTGTGCATCTTATCTTTGGCCTGTACACTAGGCAGACAAGCAATCCAACCAAATTCATTTTCTTTAACTGTATCACCGCTCAGTAAGGAATTAATTTTTGTAAGGAATTCGTTCTCGCCGTCGATTGCGGCAAACATTAATCTTTTGTAGTAACTACGAATTTCTTCTGCTCGAGTAATATCTTCAGATTCAATTTTGAGCACTTTAGTATCAGGGATAACCATTCTGGTATCCAGTGTATAAAGCATTAGAGTTTTGTTAGCCTGTTTGGTGTACATATAAACTCCATCATTGGCATAAACAGCCTCAGGTACTTTAAGGTACTCACCGTTAATTCTTTGTGCGGCACAGGCCAATTCTAATACTTGCTGTGTAGGAAAAGTTTTATGTTCCATGTCGCTCACTGTACGAGTTAATATGTGAATATTATAGCATACAATAAAGCACGTGTCAAAGTCGGTAAGTTACACGACCTTTGGTTAAATCATATGGGCTAACTTCCAATTTAACATTGTCGCCTTCTATGATTCTAATTTTATGTTGTTTGAGTTTGCCGCCCATATAGCAAAGTAATAATTCGGGCATATTGTTTACTTCTACTCTGAACATGTTACCAGGCAACACTTCCTTGACTAGTCCAGTTAATTCAATTACATCTTCTTTTTTACTCATCTTTTACTTTTTCAAGGATCCAGGATCCGTCTCCATTATCTTTCCACTCAAGTGTATCTCCTTCTTGCCATCCAACGGCCTTTAAAAAATCTTCAGGAAATGGCAAAATTAAATCCCCACTTCCATCATCTGTTTCTTCTAAAGTTACAGTCCAATGTGTCATAGTATTATTTACTCTCAATCTTCGTCATCGTCCCAAGGAACCGGAAACCAGCCCAAACGGTTAAAGTCTTTTTCAACTTCTTCAGTGATAACACCTTCGGACACATACTTAGTACGTTCAAAATACTCGGCATCTTCTTTACCGTCGATACTCAAACCGCCTCTAATACCGGAACAGTACCAGTCCATATAGTCTCCGCCCTTACCTTGCCAATCTGCAACTAAGCCGCCAGCACTTCTCCAACTACAATGCCACAAGTCTTTTTTGTCATCTTGTCTTAATGCTGGAACTAGTTCTCTAGGGCACCAACGCATATTACAAAATGCCGCATAGACATTTTGAGCATAGTCGTCGCGAGTACGGATCTTGTTTAGGATCTCATCATCGCGCCAAATTTCTTCTTCTAAATTTCTCACTGATGCCAATCGCCTTGAAAACAATGACGCATTTCATGTCCAATGGTATGCATGTTAACATTTTTACCTGTAATGATAGTACAGGATGTGTGATTGTCGTCCCAAAAACTACAGGCTTTTAATTTAGCATTGAACCCTGCTTGTCCTTTGGCACTACGTTCTCTATTGCATTGAGCCGTAACATCATTTACCGATACCCATTTGATTTTGGATTCAGTGGTGACATTGGAAGCTGTAGAAAACAATTCTGCAGGATCATCGTTGTACGCAAATACACTAGTGCTAATAAACATCAATGTTGCAATTACAATCTTTTTCATTTTAAACTTCTTTCTATTAGTTAACAATGGTACAGACGGGAAGATTCGAACTTCCAAAGTCGCTCTAAGAGCTAGACCCTTGCCCTCCGTTCAGCTGGGGGTCAGCTTACTAGGAGGAGGTTTACCAGTTACACTCACGTCTGCCTGTTAATTATAGCACCATGTGTAAATAATGTCAATGCAATTCTCAACTATACCTTTCGCAAAAATACAACGTTTTGGACAACAATCTATGTTGGATCGTCCATTATTTAACATTAGTTGGATCCTGGGTAGATTTTGTAACTATAAATGTTCCTACTGTTGGCCCTACGCTAGAAGCGATCAACCGGATCACCAAACCTTAGAAGTGTATAAATCCGTTATAGATGAAATCAAACGCCAGGCTAGGATAAATGGATTTGAAGAATTCCACTGGAGCTTCAGCGGAGGTGAGCCGA